CCAGCCCGATGTGATTTCTATTTCTCGTTCTATCATATTTCCATGGCATTTATAACATATTTTATTCATTTATTTAATAAGCACAGCCTCTATCATTTATATAGAAGCTGTACGCACCTCCTTTCAATTTAAGTCAAGTCCTACTATTTCCTATTTCTCTTTATATCAAATAAGTTTTCCTCACCTAATAATCTTCCTACTCCTGTAGGTCTGAAATGGCATTTATATTTTTCATCAAATTTCTTGATATATTCTAATATATCCTTGTCGTACTGCTCCATAATATCATCAGTCTGCATTTCAGCGTCTTCATAGCTCATATCAAAAAGCTCGTAGGTCTCATCATCCAATATGTCGTTGTCGTAATCATAAGTAAAATCAATCTTCGGCAAGCCGACTTCTTCAAGATATTTATTAATTCCCATATCGAGCTGATTGCTCAATAACTCATTTATCTTGTTTCCGTCAGCCGACTCGCTTAAGAAAGCTGACGAACTGTTAGTATGGATATAATGTCTGTCTCTGCATAGCTTGGCAATAGTTTCGGCTTGTTTTTCCGGACAGCCGTTATCAACTGCAATCTGTATATTCTTTTCCTGTTGCTCTGCTGCATACAGGTCTTTTCCCTCTCTGATTTCTTTAGTCATAAATGCCATATCGTGCCTTCTCCTTTCGTTGCTTGCGTACTCTATATACTATTATTATATAATATTATTTTAATTTGTCAACAAAAACCATATCAAATTTAGCAACAAACAAAAAAGAGAAAGAGTATTTTGCCCTTTCTCTTTTTACACCATGCATAAGGTTTTTCCGTGTACCATTCATGTACCAATAGTGTACCATTTTTTGTTTATTTATGTGGATATATAACGAATTATATAAAATTAAAATTTCGTGTGAAACATCGTAAAATTGAGGTATGTTGCGGTTTGTGAGGATATAATGAACTATGTTAAATATCCCTCGTAGCAACGATGCCTAATTTCATTTTTGATTTTACCTATTCAAAAATCCCGAAAACAATGGATTTTTGCCTTTCTATTTTTGATTTATGTACCAATTCTGTACCAATTTAATTGGATATACTATATTTTTGATTATTTTATATTACTTTGAGTGCTTCTGCTACTCTGTCCATTTCTAAGTTCTTTTGCTCGTCTGTCGTGTGAACGTAAAGGTTCATCGTGATACCTATATTTGAGTGTCCTAGTATCGTCTGCAAGGTTTTGGGTGTCATACCGGCTTCAATACATCTTGTTGCGAAGGTATGCCTTAATACGTGCATTGAAAATCTCGGTATGTGTGCTCTGTCACATGCTTTGTAAATTCCGGTATCATATGTGCTGTTTTTCACCGGTGCTCCGGTCTTACACAAAAACACTCTGTCTCTCCATTGAATGTCAATAAATTTGAATGAAGCATTTTTGGCTTTCTGCAATTTCAATAGCGATACGGCTTCATCAGTGAGTGGAATTGTCCTATATCCCGATTTACTCTTAGGCGGTCCCTCTCGCCATTCACCTGTTGAATGCCTGTACTCTAAACTCCTGACGATTTTGATTGTTTTGGCTTTAAAGTCTACATCTTCCCATTTAAGGCCCACAAGCTCACCGGTCCTTAGTCCGGTCTGCAAGGCAAATCTGTATTGATACTCATATGATGTGCCTTTGATAGCTTCACAGAATTTTTTCTGATTTTCAATCGTCAATGCTTCTTTCTTTGAGGACTCCTTACCGATGTCGGATTTTACCATGCGGTTGCACGGATTTTTGGGAATAATCTCGCTTTGATATGCATAGTCAAGCATGTTGTATAGCGCTATGCGTGTCTGATATATCGTTGCCGTTCTGTAATCCTCGTCAGCCATATTAGTCATTATCTTTTGACAGTGGAGCGTATTAACCTCTCGCAGTATCTTATTTCCGATAACAGGCTTTATGTTGCGTTTGTATCTCTCAGTGTAGTTCCTTAGCGTGTTCGGTCTTACTGTGCGCTTCTTAACGCTTATCCAGTAGTCAAACCATGCGTCAACCAACATGTCAGACGGAAAGTCGGGGTTGCTGTGCTCATCAGTGTACTGCTCATCAGCAAGCCACTTTTTGCACTCTTGTAGTTTTGCAAATAATTTCTGCACTCGCTTTCCATTCCTTGTCGTGTATCTGCCGACATAGTATTTGTCTTTTCTCTGACTAATGCCTCTGCCTAGTTCTTTACCTTTCAAGTCCTTTCCCATATTAAATTTTCGCTCCTTTCACTTATGGAAAAAGCCTTATGCAATTTATTATAATATCACATAAGGCTACATAAGTCCACATTTGATTATATCTCTATCGTCTCTGCGATATACTTTTCAAACTCTTTTCGCTTGATTAATCGTCTCTTTCCGACATACATAACAAATTGGCACCTTGGGCTGTTTGTTATCTCTCGGAGTTTATTAACTCCGATATTGCTGTACTCTGCAGCTTCATCAATCGTCAGCGTTACCTTTTCCCATATTGGCACTTTGTTAATCATTGCCTGACTCCTTTCTATCTTTTCTTTAATGTCTGCCACTCTCCGGGAAGTGGTCGTTTTTGAAATTAATAGTCTCTGTGATACCTCTTCAAGGCTTTTATCAGCAACTAACAGCTTAAAAACTTCCGCTTCCTCATCGGTGAAATTGGCATTTTTCAAAATTTCTTCAAGTTCCGGTCTAGTCAGTTTTGAAAACTTCATAGACCTGTCTCCTATTCTTCGGTTTTGTTCGCACTGTGTATACAAGTATTTGAGTATCGGCATGAACCGTTGCACGGCTTGTTGTCCTCGTATACACATTGTCTTTCAAATGGCTCTATATCACTTATAGTTCTGCTATTCATCTTATCATCACTTCCTTTTTATACTGTTCTGCCATGTATTGTCCGTAGCTCATGCCCTTACTTTTAGCAATCTCGCAGATTTCCGCAAGCTTATTCTTCTTGACAGGCTTTCTTTTGAGTCTTTTCTTTTCTCTGATTTTTCTTAATTCCGTAGCTCTCTGCTGTCTATGTGCTTCGCAACACGTATTTTGGTTAGCTGCGGTCGGTGTAAATATCTTGCTACAGACTACACATTTAATTGGTTTGTAGTGCTTCATTGTTTGCCTCTCCATATTTCTTCATCAAGAATATACTGTCTGATAAATCTATCTGCGTACTGTGGGTGCATCATTGACCTCTCTGTTTTTCTTGATGTTTGGCACGTTCCCTTTACATCTGCGATAATACGTTTCTTAACATATTCAAGTGGTTCAAATACAAGATTATTTTTAGGCACACAGCCAATAAACCAATACTGTGTAGGCTTTTTATAATAATCTCCGTTCTTTGTGCGGTCTTTATCAACAAACGTGGGCTGTATGCACCAATATGTAGTCAGATAATGTGGTTGCGTGTATGGATTCTCGATTATTAATTTCAATCCTTTTCTTATTGCTACAATTACCATTTTACATAATAGTACATACAACTCTGTTAGCTCATTTTGAAGCGTTATAGAATATTCCAACTTCTTTTCTGTGTTCCAGCCCTTTTGCTGAGTTGCCTGTCCTCTAAACAATAGTGGCACTCTCGCTTCAAATCTTGTACAAGGGAAAAATGCAAATATCAAATCATCAGGGTTTATCTTATCAAACAGACTCGGCTCGCCTTGATACCCCCCCCCTCTATCTCTTTAAAAAGGTCAGTAACATAGTCAGTTTCGTTAAATTCATTCTGAATATCATAGTCGTAGGCTTCAATTCCATACTTTTTGAAAGCATTCTTGAATGTGCCTGACTGTTCAAATAAACAATGTACTATCATTCTAAATCCACCAAAAGGAAACCTCGGTTTTATGTGCGCACAACCTATTCCTTTCTGATAAATTAATTAATGTTTAATATTTTCACTGCGCCACTGCTCCTGTATCTCATCATCAGTCTTATCTCGTCCACGGATACCGTACCACGCAAGCACTACCTCTGTCAGACCAATTATGCCGAATACTATGAGGGTGGTGTATACTATTGTTGTTATGTTGGTCATTCTGCATCACCCCAATCGATAGCCTGTCCACATATACAGTGATGGTCGTTAGGGAATAAACTTCTATTGCATGTAGGACAACATTCTTTTTCGTATATTCCGTTCTCATTGTCTTTATATGGTTTCTTCGGTACCTGCTTTTCAAGTGCCTGTATTGCAATACCAAGCGCTTCTGCAAAAATTGAATACTCTGGATGATGTACTATTTCTGTTTTCAAGATTGTGCTTGCTTCACTCTCTTTCATATTCATACCTCACTTTTCTAATAACTCTGCTTTTTCCTAATCTGTCGTACCAATTCCCACGATAACAATTCCAATAAAAATTATGAAAAAAATTAATTTACTCATAAATGTCCTCCTATTCCGCTTCTGATTGAAGCCAATCTAACATACATTTTTTACATGCATCTTTATCATTCGGATGTACGCACGTATCATAATTTCCTTTTTTCCAATTAACCATATGTGGACAAAGATTGAACTCTGCTAACTCTTCATCCGACATATTCCTTATCCTGTCGGCATTAGTCTGTTTATCACTTTCCACAATTTCAAAATATTCATCAATGAACTCCAATACAATTTTTAAATTGTATGAGCTGTACCCAATGTTGTAGCCATTCTCACCAACATTTCTGTACTGTACGCTATAATAAGGTTTACTATCTATCATTTCCATGATAATAGACAAGTCAGTTACTCTTTCTTCTTTTACTTTGTTCATTCCAATGCCCTCCACATATCATTAGGTTTATTTATATTCCACACACTAGGTATTGTGTCTTTAACTAGACACAAACCCTTTTCATTTTCAATTTTCCCAAAAGGACAAGTTAGGCAGTCGTTATCCTCGCACACTGTCTTGATTATTTTCAGCGCAGTTAGAATGCTTTTTGTCTCTACCACTACTCCATCAACTTCTTTCTTCATTCTTTCCACCTCTCAATTCTTTCAGTTTTGCTTCTGCTTCTGATTTTGTAAGGAATAATGTTTTGCCAATTTTGTTTATGTCTGACAACTCAAATGTACACTTATCTATTACACATGGTGTTTCATTTGGAATCCCTAAGATGTAATAAACATCATCTCCTACTTTACAAGGTAACTTGATAAGTCTGCTCTGTTCCTCTAAGTCCTCATATTTGCCTAATTTTTCTATCAGCAATCTCTTATAATCGTAACTGTTCCTTCCACATGGCAAGCTGTCAGAAGCCCCATGTGTTCCGTCTGAATATGTCTTTGTTAATCTCTCCATTACTGCTCCTTATCCGGAAGTTTAGCTAGTTCGCATACTGTACACATCTGACCACTCCATGATGTTGTTCCATGATTCCAAGCGTAAACTCTTCCATTCTCATATTTCGCAAAATGCCTTTTAACCCACGAGTGAATACCACTATACGTTACCAGTATCGGTGTATCAACTGCAACTTTTGACCAGTCAATTGGTGGTTCAACATATTCACTGTTCGCCCATTTTTCTCTTGCGCCTGTGCAGTTAGCATCACTAAAACTAAATAAACAATCTCCACACGCTAATTTATAGCACGATGTCGGCTCTAATGTTGCTTTGTCAACTGCTATTTTGCTACCACCACAAGCAATATCCAGAATCTGTTCTGCGAATTTCTCTCTATTTGTCATTGTTTTGTACCCCTTTCCCATAATCCGGCATATGTTTGAATCTCTCATATGCCTTATTGTCTCTGTGTTTTTCCATGTAGGCTTTCTGCCTATCGTCCCTCATCTGCTTTATGTGAGCATTTTGAGTACTGTCGTTATCCAATGCGTAAGTCATTAATCAATCACCTTTATGTACCTTTCATCAACGTAATTAACTTCATCAGCAAGGCATTGTGCCACCTTCGGCAATGTCAGACCGAATTGATTAAATTTATACAGAGTGTCGATTAAGTCCCTAAATTCTGCGATAAACTCTTTAATTTCCCTAACCGACAATTTAAACATTAGTTTAAGTGCCGTACATGCTAAAACCATGTAGCTGTATGCAGTGTCATTTAAAAGCTGTCTCGTGTCGTTTATCGTGAGTGGATTGTTTCTCTGATAAATCCTAATCAACTGTTGCATTGGGATTAAATTAATCTCTTTCTGCACATCAATGCCGTATCTCACTTTCAAAAGTTCAGCAAGAGTTTCGGTTTTCATTTCGTTTTCAGTCTGTGCCCTTTCAAGGTACTCATTTATGGTTCTTTCAAGCCTTACAATGCGCTTATTGCCAAATCCATGGTGTAAATACAGCACATAATAGCCCAAGTCCATAAAGTCTGTGAAAGACCGCCTTACGAGCTTTCTGCGGTTATTACTGCTTTTCAGCGTAACTCTCTCTGATTTTGTCCATGTAAAATCCGGCTCTTTGTGCTTTTTCCTTAGTTTTAGTTTGTTGCTCATATTTTTTCATTCTTTCTTCAAGTTCTCGTTTTGCCCTAATAAAACAGGCTTCGGTAGTTTCTTCTGCGACTTTTACAATCTCTTTACCGCGCCACCGGATAGTTATTTTTGCTTCCTTGCTATTTGTTCTGTAAAACATTCGCAAGTCATATTTCCTTTGCAATGGCCGGTAAAAACCGTAAAAATCTTTCAAGGCGTCCATTGTGGACTCCTTTCTTTTATCTTCTGTCGTGCCAAGTTTGCCTTTTCGCAAGTTGCATTCTTAACGTTCTGCTGATAGTGTTTTTCGCATACCTTATATCCGGGCTTCACCGGATTATCGCAGAAAAAACATAGTCCTTGTTCATATCTGCCGGTTCTTTCAGGCATTTTAACTCGTGCTCTTCTCATTGTTTCCCGGCAAAATGCGCAAGTGGTATGTCCCGGATCAGCTTTTCTCTTACGACAGCGTGTGCATATGCCATTTGCCTTGTCTTTTTCGTATCGCGCTTTTCGCCATGCTTTTTGTCGCTCATTGTATTTTTCAACATCATTAGCACGTATCTTTGACATGGATTCGGCTGATTTTGCCCTACACTCAACACAGCTTTTTTCATCACCATACAGCAAGTTTTTGCCACACCTAGGGCAAACACCAACTGCCTGTAATTTTTTATAAAGCTCTCGTCCATATGCTGTGCGTTTGCTGTTACATGCCGTACAAACCACACCTTCTCTATCAAGTGGCTTTCCACAAAGCACGCAAAGGTTACTAGCTTTTCGTTCTTCATACCTTTGTCTTGAATACTTGTCTTTTATCATTTTTTGCTAGGAGTAAAGCCGGCTTTAATTGTGCGCACAAACCTCTTTCCTCCTATCTTTTCATCTGCTCGATACGTTCCTTAATTTCTTTTGGCATTGGAACACCTTTAATTGGCTTATTTTGGCTTTTATTATCTTCGAGTGATAATTTTATCGTCTGTTGATTTTTAGTGCCGATTTGAGCTGAATACGAGCTTCTATTGGTACTTTCAATCAATGCCTTTATGTCCTTTGGCATTTTTTGATATTCCTTTGCTCGATTAACAACTACCCTATAAGTTCTCATAAAGTTTGACTGCACTACGTTTTCAATGCTCTTGCTGTCCGTCAGTGCCCAGTTTCTAAGATTATCAGGACTCCCGACAGCCTTTTGTACAAGTGGTGGTAGCTTGTTAAATTCTTCAACTGCACCATAATAGCCATTTCGTAGTGCCCTGCTAACAAGGAACCACGCTTCCATTTCGTTAAGCTCCTGTGGGGATTGAACCTCATGCAGTTTGTTGATTAGCTGTCCGATGCTCGGTGCAAATCCACTTGTATCGGAATGCACGTAAGTTTTCAATGCCATAGAAATTTGACTGTAGCTGTATTCTTCCAACATCATATTCCACACATCTACTGTCTCGGATAAATTGCTCGGCTTGTAATTGGGGTAGCAATCACACATTATGCGAATGATTTTAACTGTCTCGTCTCTTGTCATTTCTCTACCTCACACATTATCCCAATCAATGATGCCTTTGTTAGCTGAATGTGGCTCATTGTCCTTTAGTGCAAACAGTCCTTGCCAACAATGGTCTACTGACTGATTAAGAATTTTAACAGCCAAATCATTATCGCCTTTTGAAAGTCTCTCGATAGTGTTCATAGCTCGGTGTAATGCCATGTCAGTGCATATTGGCTTTTTGATTTTTTTTCGCATTGTCAGATATTCCTGAAAAGCGCTCTCTAGCATTTCATCATCAGGGTAGTAGACGGTTTTCTTTTTAGATATTGATTTATCAATATCTTTTTCTTTTATATCCTTATCTTCACTATCCTTAACTATACTATTCTTATCTAAACTTACCTTACCTATACTATCCTTACCTACGGATACATCTTGTATACATTTTGTATCCATTTTGTTTACATCAAGCGTATATGCCTTGTTTTTCTTTAATCCCAACATTGATTTTTCTTCAACATAATCAGTAGGTCTGTATCTGTCAGCCTGTATGTAATTGTGCATTTTCCAATGCTTAATCACGATTACACCGCTTTCAAATAAGAGCACAAACGATTTTGCAAGTAAGAGTTTAAAATCATCATCGGAAGCACCACACATTCGCTGTATTTTCTTAGGATTATTAACAAATCCATCATCGTCAGCATTCATAGATAGGTGAAAATAAAGCATTTGAGTACTGCTTGGCATATCAAGAAAAGCGTCACTTTCAGTTATTTTCTTAGCAAACATTCTACGTTCTGCCATTTTTAATCTCCTATTTTCTTCAAGTTTCGGTTGATGTATTTTAATCTTTTCTCTCAAACTTCTCACAAGATACATCAAGCAAGCAACCGCATTTTTCGATTTCTGTCACTCCCCAATATGTCTTGTATCTGTAAGAGTTTTTGCATTTAAAGCAGAAATCCTTGCCACTATTCAGCTTGCAACTTGTCTTTTTATCTTCCAACTCTTTCTTGATACTATCATTTATCCTTTTAAGTTCCTTGACCCTTTTCTCCGATTTCTCAAAATCATCAATGAGTTTGTTGTATTTCTTCTTGCTTAAAATCTTCATTCTGAATCACCCGCTTTCAATAAATCCATAAACTTCTCATACTGTTTCTGTGATACTTTATTATGCTTCTTATCGTCTCTGATTTCGATTTTAAGGTGTTTTTCTGCGATAGAGGATAATTCCCTCGCTAACACTTTTTTACCTTGCTGTATGCCTTGCATATAGCCTTTAGGTGCTTTTCTCTCGCCTATTGAACCACTAGCTCGATTTTCTCCTTGACCGCCTAAACTGACATTTCTAAGCTGATAGCCTTTATCAGCATATAGCTTAATGTAATACTTCTCTTTCTCGTCAAGCTGACTTTCGGGGAAATTCAGAAATTCAACTCGCCAACCATAAGGATTTTTCTCTTTGTCATACAGCTTGTGGCGTTTCAAACTAAGGTCTATGTGCTGTTCGTAACCTACAAGGTGGCTTGCCAATCTGCTAAGTGTATGTACCGCCTGTCCGACATACGCATACTTAAATCCGTTTTCATCTTCTCGGAGTAGGAAGTAAATCCCACTCCTGTCATTCAGCTTTGGATTCAGCTTTAATAACCGCTTTTTATTCTCCTGTTCTATTGCCTTGGCTCTTGCTATGTTCTGATAATTCAATGTTTCCACCTCTCTTTACAATATCAATTGCCGTCTGCATAGCAACCTCATTTATAGCGTTTTGAATTTCGAGTTTAATTCTCTTTTCGATATATGCTTCTAAATCTCGTAATATTAGTATCATCTGACCAACAGCCAAATGTATCGTTATCGCCATAAGCTTTGACGCTTACCGTGGCTCCGTCCATACCATCTGCGATAAAATCATCATTGTAATTAGTACTATAAAATGCTGTATAGGTTGTATCATATTCTTTCCATGTTCCATCGGCTTTTGTGACACGCACCTTATAGGATGTTGCATTTTCGACTTCTGACCACTTTACCGCTACATGACTGTAATTAAAATATCTTGATGTACTCTTGTAATACGATGCATACTCCACCACAGGAGTATCGAGGATGCATTTCTCAAGCCAATTTTTTACATAGTTGTCGATTGCATCTTTTAAAGTACCATCAGGTTCGAAATTGATATCTGGAATCTTCACAGATGGTGGTTTAAGTGGTGGCGTACATGCCGACACCGGTACAGCACTGGAAAGAGCCAGTGTAAGCGCGCCGATTATTGCTACTAATTTTCTTCTTTTTCTACACATTGTTTTATCCTCCTTTAGTCTCATACTCACACCTCTTTAATTAAATGGTAATTCCTCGTCAATACCATCAGGTATTGACATAAAGCCATCATCGGGTTTTGGCTGTGGTTCTGCACTGCTGCCACTTGAATTTTTACTGTCGCAAAATTCCAACTTAGATATGTTGCAATCGTTAGTGTAGACTGTGTTTCCGTCTTTATTCTTGTAACTGCCTGTAGTCCACTCTCCGATAACTGCTATCTTTGAGCCTTTAAATACGTGCTTTTCTACTGTTTCAGCAATTTTGCCAAAAGCCACGCAGTTAATGAAATTTGCCTTATCGTCTTTCTTCTTAAAATTCTTGTCAACGGCAAGTGTAAATCTTGCTATTGCCATTGCATTTTCACCCTGTGTATATCTAATATCCGGTTCGCGTGTCAATCGTCCTAAAAGTGTTACAATATTCATTATTTTTCTCCTGTCTGTTCAATTTTTAAAAAGGGCACTCGCTAATATCCTTTTGCCTCTTTCATAACTCTTTGTCAGAAATACCATATATCTCTATATACTCGTAATGCGGAGCCCATAATACAATGATTTCATCTTCGCCATAAATAGGCACTCTGAAATCACCCATTATAGATGGTGTATCAAACATCTGTATTCCATCTTCAAATCTTTCTTTCAAGAATTTAATCAGCTTTTCAATTCTCAAAATGGGTATTCATCTCCTTTCTAAAAAGGGCACTTATTGGGATTAGCAAGTAGCCATTCCTTGTTGCGCTCCGCAACATCCACATTCGCCCCATAAGCAACTTTCTTCATCTTCTCGATAAAACTATCTCTATCAGAATTTTCACTTGATAAATGGCACATTATGACGTTCTGCAAGCTATCTGAATAATTCGCCTTAACAAAATCACAAGCTGTGTCAATGCTTAAATGACCTCTGAAAACGTGATTAGCTTTGCCTGTGTTGTCTCTGTCGATTAAATCCTTGTCATAGTTCACGCCTAAGAGAATGTGGTTTATGTCTTTAAACTTCCACTTGATTAATTCACAATCGGTTATGTAAAGCATTCTTCCCATTTCCTTGTGGGTTATCAGAAAGCCGTATATCGGACAAGGTGTTCCGTCTGCATTGGTATGTGTCCAGCTTCCGTCTATTGTTGTTAGGTCAAAGGGCTTTACTGTAAATTCACCCATATTCATTGACATATAATCAATCTTCAAATATGGTGCATAAATTGGTATTCCCATTGACTTAAAATCCTCAACTGATAGAGAATGGTCTTTGTGCCCGTGCGAAATTACAGCTCCAACAACATTTGATATTTTCCAATCAATACCCTTTTTGATAGTCTTTTCTGACACACCCAAATCAAGTAATAGGATTTCTCCTGTGTTGCTGATTAAGGCATATGTATTACCTGTACTTCCTGTTGCGATACATTTAAGTTTCATTCCTTAATTTCTCCGCATCTTTTCTTAACATTATTTTGAATTTTCCACCACACTCGCAAACAGCTTTTGCATCATAAACATTCCAATTTTCATTAGAACGTGATTCGTCTTTTGGCTGTGGTTTTCCGCACAATTCGCACGCAATTATTATTGGATTTTGTTTCATATTTACACCTCGATTTCATCATCCTGTGGAAACTGAAAATATTCAAATTCTGTTAGTTCTTCGCTAATATCCACCATTATCTCCATATTACTCATGCTGCTTTCAGCATTGGCGAAAACTCTCCTAGCTTTTTCTGACATTAAACCCATTGCTAAGTTCCACTTATAAGACGTCCTTAACATTTCCATGGCCTTAATTGCCTTTGCTTCGGTGGAATATTCAGCCAACTTTGTGCCATTCGGCGATGATAAATTGTGGCAATGGATATATGCTACTTCTACATCTTCATATTTCCCACTGGCTACAGATAATGAAAAATAATCATAAGGAACATCAATTGTTCCATCCTGTGAAATTACTCTCATATCAGCTCTCCTCACTCTGCATGAATGGCGGTAGTTCCTCTGACTGCTTGTCGGCTGTGTCGGTCGGCTCCACATCAATTATGTTGTCCTCGTCAAAATCTACTGTGTTTGCGTTCTGCTCAATATCATTTTCAGCTAACTTCTGTGGGTCGGTTTCAATCTCCATTCCGCTTAAGAATGTGTTCTGTTGTGTCGGATTCTCAAAATCTAACTCAATATGCTTGCAAAGCCTGTGAAGTACAGTTTTCTTATACATCTCACCTGTGAAATTCTTCCAAGCTGGGCTATTGCTTGTCTTACTTGACTTTCTTGTGTTTTCAAGGTCTGCAAGGCTCATTGTGTCATACTGCATACCACCATCGGCATATAAGCATACGGCAAACGCACCGATTATTTTTCCGTCATTGAATGGTAATGGTTTAAAATCAAAAATCTGTTCTCCACTTACAATCTTTTCTTCAAAGCTATCTCCAGCACGAACTAACTTTGCGTAAATGTCCTTAATCGGTCTGATAGAATACTTCTTTGCCAATTTCTTAGCACCTCTGTAATCCGTCTGATAGTTAAGCTGATTTCCATAAGGTACCAAGTAGCACTCTTTTGAGTAGAAATCCAAGCCAAGATAAGCACCTTTTAAAAGTCCGGCTGTGAGCTGTGATTGGCTGTATTTCTGTAATGCTGGGTTATCATTGATAAGTGCTAATGCATTTTGCACGAACCTAGCCTTGTTAAAATCCTTTGGTAGTGCTTCTGATACGTTGTCGAGCTTATCTGTTAGCACCATGCTAAACGTTTTCTTTTCCGTAACTGCTGTATTCTCTGCCATAATTAATCCTCCTAAATCTCATTAAAAACCTGAACCGCAAACAGTTCATTAGCTGTTTGCTTAAATAAAACTCCGTCAGATATAACTGTATACATATATCCGTCATACTTAAGCTCTACAGTGTGCTTTTTACCACCCATGTAATAATTTCTCTTTTTGATACTCATGCCTATACCTCCTATAATCCAAGTAACTTTTTAATCACTTCTCTCATTCTCTCGGTTTCGCCACTCAACTGCTTCTCGCTTTTATCAGCAAGTCTAATCACTATTTTGTACTCTTCCTCTGAAACTGCCTCTTTAAGCGCACGTAAAACAGTAACCGCCTCTGCCATAACATGGCTTTTTATACCTCTAAGTGTAACTTCTCCGTCTTCTGCTTTAATCATTTCTATACCTCCATATTTTCAATCACAAGCTCTTTGTCCTGTGTATGCTTTAACATAATCAACTGGTTATCAATCTGTGGTATTCTCCAATCGTCAACACTCTCTGTATCATCAATAATAATTGGAAAATTAACACCTACCACTTTCTGAAAAGCCCGGCACACGTCAACCTCTACTAACATCCTTGCACCATGGTTGAGATTTCTTGCATATGCTTCACCATTGTAAACAAAGTCGCAGCACTCCTCGGTATCACCATTTAAGAGCGGTCTGAACAGCTTTGCTGTGGCAAAATTCAGATACTTATTTACATCTGCCTGTAAAAGCTCGTTTTTCTTTCGAGTAAACTCTTTCAGCAAATCAAGCTTTCTTTCCCAATCAGCAATTTCTTGATTGAGGTCTTTTCTCTTATCTTCAAGGTCGGCTATGCTATCGTCTATACGCTTGTTATTTGCCACACCAAGCTCAATCTTTGTATCAACCGATGAAACTTGCCTTAACAGTTCGTTTCGCTCGTTTTTGAGCTTTCTGATAAGTTCTGATGTATCGTTTTCGTCTGCAAGAGCTTTCTCTTTTTCCTCGATTTTAGCTTTAAGTGCCTGATACTCACTGTTGCCTGTCATATCAATATCAGTAGGTACCATTTCAAGCTCCATTTCAGTACCATCGCGTCTTATCGTCAGCTCCTTAAGTTCTACCCCAAGGTCAGCTATCTCTTTTTTCTTATCCTTAATAGCCTGTTTAAGCCCCTTGCTATAGTTTGACAGTGCATTGCCCCTACCTTCAAGCTCTTTAAGGTTCTTCGCTTTTCGCTCGTCAAAGTCAGTTCTCATGCTTTCTATCTTATCTTTCGGCAACTTCTGACCGCACATCGGGCAATTAACACTGCTTTCATCAAAGGCAAGCTCCTTTGCCTTTTTCCAATCGGTGCGCGCCTTTTCTAAGTCTCTTGCGCGATCTTCAATCTCTTTTTCAGCGTTTTTAATGCTTATCTTTCCGGCTGTTATCATAGACTCTGTTTGGCGAATTGAAGCATTGAAACCATCAAGCTGTAACTGTAGCTCCATGCGTTTTTTCTGATTTTCAGCATTAGCTTTTCTCTCCATATCTGAAAGCTCAAATTTAAGGTTCATAATGTCCTCTGTGGCTTTCTGCTTATCCTCTAAAATCTTATTGTAGTCGGACAGCTTATCTTCAATTTCCTTAAGCTGTGGCTCGTATGTTTTCTTCTGCAATTCAAGCTCTGCAAGGTCTGTATACTCATTGGTAGAATGAATTGTATCAATCCTTGTTGAGATTTCGTCTCTTTCCTTGACAAGTCCTTTTGAGCCATTCCTACCGCCTGTGCCATTTAGCTTGCCACGACATACTTTTTTAAGCTGGTCTACATCGCCATCATCAAACATCGGCTTGAGTTCAGCAAACTGTGGAAACATATCGCAGATTTCTTCATCAGTACGCGTTCCAAAATAGCTTGCAAGTGCTAATCTCTGCTCTGCCTGTGACTTGTTGAGAAGCGTCATGGCATTTAAGCAAAATGGTAATACTCCAAGCTCTGCCATGTTGTCATTGATGTACTGATTATAGTCAGCCATTTTATACGGCACATCATTGATTGAGTAATCAGTAACACTGCCTGTAATCTCGCCTTTTTTGTTGTGCTTCTGCCTTGTAACCTTTTTCAGAGTCTTTGCTTTTCCGTCAATCTCAAAGGTAACAGCCCTTACAATGTCAACATCGTCAATCTCGACTCCATTTTCATCATGCGGTCTTATGCCTGTAATCTCTCTGTCGTTCTCGTCATGGCAATTCAGCACATCAAGAATAATTCTCTTAACTGTTGATTTGCCGACTTCATTCTGACCGAACAACACAGTTTTCATCGAAAAATCTGTGTCTAATGTGTTTTTGCCGTAGAATTTGCAAAAATTCTGTGCAAAAATATGTACAATTCTCATTGCATTTCCTCTCTTTCTATTTGTTTATGGTTTTTAGAATCAAATTTCCGTGTAGGCTTGATTTTTTAACAACTCTCAGATACGAGTCCGACTCTGATACAAAAAGCCACTCGCTCGCCACGTAATGAGCCTTGTTGAGCAATAGCTTCTGCTCTCTTGTTAATGGCTTCAATCTGTATCTTGTATCACCCAGCCTAATCCGTCTTACATTGTCGCTCATTTAGTTTCTCCATTTCTTTATCTAGTAACGCTTGAAAGTCAAATGATTTGTCCTCGTGCCGTTTGGCTCGATATAGTTCTTGTAGGTAATCGTTAGCACTCTGACGTTTCAACTGGCTACCAATCGCAGTAGATGTCAAGATTTCCATTTCCGCTCCCTTCGTCATATACAATTCCTTGTATGCCAACAGGAGTATCAACTACAGTTCCGTGTGGTAAATCATCACTTGCAATTACCACGTACTCGTTTTCATCTACAACAAGTCCATGCTCGTTTAGATGTCTGCCCGGAATATTTAAGCCACCTCCAGGTAACACTCTCTGTGAGTACCACGTATAAGTGTAATTGCCATATCGGACTCGCCCCAGCTTCTTAAATCGGCTACAACTGTATTTCTTACGGCAGGTTGGAACTGTTGGCTCTTCATAAGTCTGCTCAACTACAACCGGCTCATTCTGAACTACTGTTGGCTCAATCTTCCCAAGCATTACGCTATTTAAATAGGAAGTAACACCGGCTGTCAGCTCAACTTTACTATCTGCTTTCGTTACTATTGGCTTTAAGGTCATGGTTCCAACTATTAAAGTCGATAACATCAATATCCTTTTTCTTCTCATGCGGTTCGCCCTCCTCTATGAGACATATTGCAATCAGTATCAGCCAAAATACTGTTACGCCTGCTCCAACGATAATACTTGCTGTCTTAATTCCGTATGCCACCGATAATCCAAGGAAAAATACAAATGCTAATGCTCCGAAAATCGAATAGCCACAGCCGGTGTAAAACTTTTCTTTTAAAGTTCTTTTTCTCATACAATCACCTCACTATGCAAAACTCTGTTGAGCGTTTGCGTCATGAATAAGCTCGTCAAGATACTTAGGCACGACATAGCAATCAATGAACTCATGCACATCGTCTATATATTTCCTCTTGATACTTTTATAAGTAGATACGCAACCATACTCACGCTTTAACTGTGTCCATATATCAGAAAATGTCTTATGCCTGATACTGTTATCTCTGTATGCTTCGCTCTGCTTGCCACCAAGAATATTTACAACTCTGCGCTTAACGTGCTGTTGTATCTCATCAATATCGCAACTGTAAAGTGGTACATTTTCCTTAAGCTCGCTCACATCATCTTTGATGTCGTTTACTTTCTGCTCTAATTCTGTATAGCCCTGTGCTAAAAGCTGTATCTGACCACCTGTTGTCTTTGGCATACCATAACTGCCTGTTTTTCTGATTGACGGAAGTACCTCATCCATTACCCACCGCTCAAATTTCTCTGCGCTAGGCAATTTTGATTTCATAATGAGTCGGTATAAATCTCCCTCATTTATGTATGACATAGATTGCACTCCACTAGATGTAGGGGTGTCACGTTTCGTTACTCCCTTGCAATGGTCATTAACTGCCTTGCGTGGATTTGTATACCCAAGCGCGGTTGCCACATCTGTTGCTACAAAATATGGCTTTCCGTCAATTTCTGTCATTCGGACTTCTCCGAACTCTTCATTGTTGAAAATTTGTAAATCGTTCATGTTTTCTCCTTTCTGTGTTATAATCTCCTCATTAGATAATAAGGAGGTGAATTACCTGTGAAAGACTTTAATGATTTTATTGCAACATTAGACTCGAACTATTTTGATAAGTTGGAAAAGGTCTTAAACGAAAGACCCGAGATAATTAATGCGCCAACTGAAAGTGCAAAAATTCGTGCCGAGCCATCTGTAATTGCAATGCTACTTATTGGGAAATATCATGAATGGCTCCAGCAATAGCTTTCCTCATGTATTCTCCATAGCCGTGTGATGTAGTCTCTACTCTTCCATTTTGAGGCTTACTCACACCTAAACTCTGCTCAATACGTTTTAAAGTACTGTCAATGCTTTTTAATGTGTTGAGCGTTTCTTTTCTTACGAACAGTCTCATTCCTACTCCTTTCTCTCTACTCAATAAAATAAGAAACTTCTACGCCAAAATAATTAGCAATCTTAATTAGCTTGTCTGTTTTTGGCATTGATTTTCCCGACTTCCAATCTGAAAAAGTACTTCGTGCCATTCCGAGTTCCTCCGACAGTTTGTAAAACGAAACGTTTCTAGCTTTTATGAGCGTATCAAGTTTTTTAAAACTCGCCTGTCGTTTTTCCTTATTCAATTCCCCATCTCCTTTCTTGACAATAGTTAGGAAATCCGTTACTATAAAAAGTGCCATATTAGGCAAAATACGCTAGGAGGTAAAAACCTTGAAAGCAATTTTGATTTTGCCTGTTCCATATTTGCGAGGTCGCATTTAAAATGTAGCAATCGGTGTAGCGCATTTTGGGCAGTAAAGCTCGATAAAAAATCATGGTTGGCATATCCGGTAATATGCCGTGCTACGCTAGATACTCCTCTCAATCCGTCAGCTAATGGCGATTAAACTGCTGAACTTAAACTGCATAAGTGACGGAACATTTAAAGAAACATTGTGTAGTACCAATGCGTTGAAAGACTTCAAAATGTATATGGTATAAAAAATATTGGAGGTCACTATGCAATACAAACCAAATTACCCAAATATAGATAAATTATTTCCGCAACACAAAATTCCTAAAATTGAATCACCTACATATGAAAAAGACAAATCTCCATACGAGCTTTTAGAAAGTCAGTCTGCTTATCTCGAAAAGACAAGCAAGGAACTTCACGATATGGCTCAATCCGCTAAATCTCAAGCTGATTCCGCAAAAGAGATTGCTGAAAGTTCTAAAACGCAAGCTGAACTAGCTATTAAAGAATCTCAAAAAGCTAGTAAAGCATCTGCCACTTCTGCGGTACGGGCAAACATATCTACGATAGTTTCAGTATTATCTTTAATTCTTTCTGTTTTTATTAATGCAGATAAGATAATAAAGACTGTGCAAAGCTTTCTATCTTATCTATCCCAGTTAGGACATTGATTAATATTGAAAGAATTCCACAGACAATCGCTATGTTTGACATGGTGTTTGCCTTTTTGCAATTTCCCATTATCTCTTCACAAGTTTTATGAATGTCGTTTGTATCCACCTCTTCATCTCCTTTCCTAAGTTTAACTCCATTTAACTTTTCAGTTAAAAAAATAAGTGCCATACTCTGCCTGTGGAATATCCAATACAGCTCCCCAGTTAAGCATATCAGTCTGTGAAAAACCCACATCGCAATTCAACTTCCTTGATACACTATTCTGTGATAAGCCTATTTTATCGGCAAACTTGGCTTGACTGCCACACTTTTCAATTATTCGTCCTCTTAGTTTGTCATATCTATATGGCATTTGCTTTACCTCCTTTCTTTAACACACACTTAGTTTAACACTGTTTAACTTGAATGTCAACACAAAAGTTTGATAAAGTTTAACTTTTTTGTTGAAAGTTTAACATCTTTGTGTTATGATTGATTTATCAAATAGGAAAGGAGTGAAATGAAGTGAAAAACGAAATTACTGCTTTAAGATTAAAAGAAGCGTTATCTGATTTGGATATGAAGCCTCAAGAACTGGCTGACAGGTCCGGTGTGAGCAAAGCTTCTATTAGTCAATATCTTAGTGGCTCTCATGCACCATCTAATATAAGCAGTGGTAAAATGGGTAAGATTTTAAGAGTCGAGCCTATGTGGTTAATGGGATTTGATGTTTCTAAGAAAAAGAGCCAGCTCCCGATATGGCAAAAGAGGATTTTAAATTGTTAGAAAAGTTTTCTTTACTAGACAATAGAGATAAGGAAACGATTTTAAGCATGATTGACGTTATGTTATCTCGAAAAGAAAAAAGTGAGGACTAGCCCCACTTTTCCAAAAAAAGTTTTATGAATGTATGCAGGTACCCCAAAGTGCCTGCATCTTCTATTTTTTCAATCATCTGTATTATTTCTTTCTTGTAATCCATTTTTAAAACCCCGCTTTCTAAAACCAATTATAGAACATATGCTTGTAGGCGCCGATACAAAATAGGGCGATAGACCGCCAATCCGCCTACCGCCCTACCGAAACTTGAAGAGTTCTCTTGTTTGAGAACATCATTACTGTAGCACTTTAAAGTGTTTTATTTTGTCGAATATTGACAACATGGATTGTAAAGAATAGATATATTACTACATAATTAATTCCCCCAATAAAATATTACATATTGAACTCTACAACTCATATTCCCTTGTACTATATCTTTAAAAACTACATACCAATTATTATTTAATATACTTACACCTTCTAAGTGAGAAGGAAAAGCCTTTCCGTCACCATTACTTATTAATATAGCAATATCATCAACAGAGAAACTTTCTAACCCAAACATGTTTTTGACTTGTTCTAAGGTAAATAACACAAATGAATTATTACCCGATTCCACTTCTTTTACTATAGTGCCAGCTTTAATTTTTATACCATCTAAATTAATTTTAAAATCCGTCTTTAAATTGCCTAAACTCTGGTTTAATTCACCATATTTGTCATTCAAAATCTTACCTTGGCTCGCATCTAATGCACTGCCAGTGGTAGTAGTCGTGAGATTGTTCGCTAAATCTTTAAAAGCAAAGCTTTTCAAATCAGCGAACCACTTCTTAATTTTCTTGAAGCCGACCGACACTTTTTCGCCAGAAACAAGATTTGCTCTAGTTGTTGCATCGGCAAAAGTAACTGTTGTATCGCTTATATTTCCATCTTCTGCAACCGCTCCGATATTGGTAGGGGTTATGTTTACATTTCCTCTGCGATAATAAGCTTCTTTTGCGCCTTTTACTCCTGTTACCGGTGTGCCGGCAAGCACATCCCAATATCTGTCGATTGTCAGATATACATTACTGCCAGCAGGGATTATATTACCAGCCCCCTCTTTAAAATCAGTGGTCGTAGTAAATTGGTCAGTTATATTGTACATATCACCAGAATTAGCATCCGCTGTGCTCGGTAAGTCGGCAAAGTTGATTGTTCCAAGAGGTCTTAATGCTCCGCTGAAGCTCTCAGATATTTCTTTAACTTGTTCTGCGTACTTTTGCGCTTCCGACTCGCTCTTTGCAGAGTTAGTCTCACTTGTCTTAGCATTGGTTTCAGAAGCCTTGGCTTTTGTTTCACTTGTCTTAGCGTTACTTGCAAAAGTTGACGCGCTAGTAGCAGAAGCCTTGGCATTAGTTTCACTGTTTTTTGCGTTAGCTGCGCTTGTAGATGCATTAGTCTCTGATTTCTTAGCATTAGTTTCACTGGTCTTAGAATTTGTTTCACTCGCTTTAGCATTACTTGCAGAGGTAGACGCACTGGTCTCACTTGCTTTAGCTTTTGTTTCACTCGCTTTAGCATTGGTTTCACTATTCCTTGCTTTTGTGGCCGAGTTTGACGCGTTGGTTTCACTGGTCTTTGCGTTGGTCTCGCTAGTTTTAGCATTACTTGCAGAGGTGGATGATTCTTGAGCTTTGCTTGTGGCAAGTTCTGCTGATTTTTGAGCTTGTGATACAGATTGAGCCATGCCGTCAAGATAGCTCTGAATAAGTCTTTGAATTTCAGTGTCAAAATCCTCAACAGTTCCCATCCGCTTAACTATTCCGGGTGCGAAACACATCCATATCTGCTGTTTTTTCGTGTCGGAGTCGGTCGATACCGCCCATTCTCCAGCTTTCATTTTTAAGGGGTCAAACTCCGCGTATGCCCCTCGTCTCATTTGAATTGCCATAAGCTATACCTCGCTTTCGTCAATGCCTAATTTCTGACACAATCTTGAAAACTTATCTTCCAATTCATCTATGTGTTTTTGCATTTTATCAATCTTCTGCTCGTCTCCAGCAAGTCTTAAGATTAAAAATTGCTCATAGTTCATGCCGTAGTACAATGTATCATCATCCGATGTTGCTTTGTTTTGAAAAATCATATTAAGATTTTCATCGGCATGTCCTTTATCTTTAAGGTTCTCGATTATATCCTGTGCCATTGCTCCGAAATATAATGGCTTGTCTGAATATCCTTGCCTATTAAGATTGTATTGAAATAAATCGACCGAGCCTACTGCATCAATATAATCTTGATTAATTGCTCCAATATTCTTTTTTAAGCGTTTATCTGATGAACTCCATACCCAAGTATCATCGACTTGAAAACTTAAGGCACTGCCATCCCAGCCACAATGGTATTTATGCTCTGTTGTGTCACCACACATCGCGTATCCTCTATCGCTTTCTCGAAATTTTGGCGATTCCACATAGCTTGCTGCATTTAGTATTTTTGCACCAAGGGTTCCAAATGGTCCATATAGTGTTATTACGGCTTCGTCATTTTTATACATTCTAAAAACGCCACCGTTGCTTTCTAATCTAAATTTTGTCCCCACGTTGTTTGTTGACTCGATTTTAAATTTAATATCAGACACGCTTCCGCCAGTAAGCGATATTGATGAATTACCAACAATATTTTTACCATTTATTGTCGTTCCGGTAATATTTTCGGCATCAACACTTCCTGCCTTAACGTCAAGTGCGTTTACATAGCTTGCAGTCACTGTGTCTTTGGTTATTTGAGTGACTTTAGCAGTAGTGTCAGCCACATTATCCCAAGCAATTTTCACACTGCTATCAAGTGCAATACCTTTATTATCCAGCGTTACAAGTGTCTTTCCGTTTGCGTCTTTGACATACTGCTTGCCGTTTACGTTGTTCTCACCGCCTAAAGTGAGCGTACCACCATGCGCCCAGTCAAAGTTAATTCCGACAGCCGACATGATGTTGAATACAGCATTTCCGTCTTTGTCGACTCCTGCTTTCCATGTTTTGCCGTAATCATTTGAAACTGCTAAGCCATTAGCTGTCATTTTCCACTGTATGTTGCTCGAATTAAGGTCGGCTTTATTATGCATAATGTAAATAATTGAGCCGTCCTCTTGTTTCTGCTCGGTCTTAAAAAGTCCAAGTGATTGAGACATTAACTGCGTCAGCAATTGCATTTGCTTATCATATACACTTAGTTTTGCCTGTGCAACTTTCCTAGCCTGTACGATAGCCTTTGTCTCATTGCTAAATTTATCAGCACTATTTCTTGAAGCATTTTCAGCATCGCATGAAATTTTCGTGCCACTTCCAACTGTAAATGTTCGGTTGGAAATAAAACAGCTATAGGTATTCTGCTTGCGGTCCGTCACAAGTGCTACATCTCCGCTCTCAATCAGTGGGTTTGACAAGAGTGTAGCGTCAAGAGGTCTGAACCTCATACCACCGATTTTTTTGAAGATATAGTTTGCAACTGTCTGTGCCTTTTCTGCCGAAATAAACGGATTATCAGAGATTGAGACTACATATCCCTCTTTTCCGGCAAGAGCATTAACATCTTTTGTCTTGTCCTCTTTTGAGGTTACAGTTACCTTTACCCCGGTGATAACAACATCATCAGTCGCAACATTCAAATCCTTTTGTGTGTAAACATTGTGGTAATTTCTCGACTCTGTAAATGTTCCACCATCAACGCTATCTCCACTTGAATAGTCGGTGAAATTTCCACCATTCAGTGTATCTCCGTCAGAGTATGGTGTAGTTTTTGTGCTAAAAGTTCCGCCATTGTAATTTTGGCTCCCAAACTGGCTCATATCATACCAACCGATAAGCAATTCGCCATCGTGACCGCACTTGCCCCACAATCCGCTCAACTGTAAAATGTAAGCTATTACCTGTCCATATGTGAGCTTTTGATTATCACTTGGTATCTCGTTAATCACGTAATCAGAGTTATCAAATCTCGCCATAGTAAAAGGTACATCACACTTAATACAAGCGTCTCTGACTACCTCATACGCTGTCGTAGGGTAGCTTAAATTGCTGTCATACTCACGATTGAAATTATTAATATTGTCAAGGCAAGTAAGCGTTATTAGCGAGCCGTCATAGCTTGTTTCGCTGACTCTATACTCACCGATTTTTAATTTTTCGGTCGTGCCGTCAGAAAAGCTCTTTGAAACATATGCTGTTACGCTTGCCTTGTCAAAATCATACTTACTGTAATCTTCATAGATGTTATTCAGCTTAATTTTCAGTTTTCCGGCAATCAAAGCCCCGATTGTGAAAGTGCCATTGCTTGATGTTGAGTCATTAACCTCAAAGCCGTTCGCCCACAGCTCGCTATCACTAATAGGGATTTTTTCGCCACCTGCCGTAACTATGTCAGCAAAACAATTTACATTTATATCATTATCGAGCATTACTGCTCTTTGCCACTTAGCCGATACGTTTAGCATTTAATCACCGCCTTATACTTCTATGAGGTCGAAACTCAATGTCTCATACCTCTTATTGTTGATAGTCCATATCTTGATAGGTGCGCTCCTATCACCCACATAGAACGTGCGTGTTTCATCAGTGCCACTCATAGCGTCAGGATATGTCACTCTGATATATTCGGGGTTTACCATTTGAAGTATCTTTGCCGTCCTAGCCGTGTCTGTACCACTCCATGACAATTTAAGTTGCCGTTTCTGCGCTATTCTATTCTTGTGCATTTGAGCATCCTGTGTTCGCCCACTGTCGCTTGCAGACACATCAATCATGCCCCATTCAAAAGTTGACGGAGTAGGTAATTCCACTCCGTCTACTAACATCATTGCCATATTGTTACCTCGTAAAAAGACACCCACACAAGGGTGAGTGTCTTAGCCAAATTCATTTGCTACAATATATCGTTGTCCATGCTTTGCTTTGCCTACTTGTGTCATGCGATAGAGTGTTTCACTGTCGCACTTAAACACGTTTTCAATGATAGGTGCAGAGCTTCCACCAGCGTTATAGTTCATCATTACTTGTGCCATGCCTTCCATGACAGCCTGTTTAATTCCCTCTGTGATTTGTTGGTTGTTTGCAACTACGTTTTTGCCGTTTGAGAATTTACCGACGAGCTCATTGTGATTGATAAAAGCCATGCCGTCCTCTCCCCTTGGGAAAATTCCGCCACTAGCAAGCCTTGGAATATGTACTTTCGGGACTAACGATACTCCGTTCCAATTTGCACCAGCCACCTTAGCAGCCATAGAAACAACTTTGTTAAATCCTCTTAATAAAGAGTTAATTCCACTGACAACAAAATTAACGCCGTTTTCTATTTTAGAAATAACGTAGTTCATGGCTCCTGTAACGCCACCTCTTATTGAACTCCACACATAATTAAACGCGTTTGTAATTCCGTTTTTCATAATATTAAAGCAGTTCGTGATAGGTGAAATAACATTGCCATTAAACCAGCTCGCTACTCCTTGCCACGTAGATATAACAAAGTTCTTTGCTACGCTAAGTGCCGATGTTATGCCAGCTTTCAACATATTAAAAAAGTTTGAAATCGGTTGTATTACTGTACCGCTAAACCAACTTGCCACCCCTTGCCACGTTGAAAAGACAAAATCTTTTGCTGTCTGTATCGTTGTCTGTATAAGCGTTTTTAAAAAATTAAACAGATTTGAAATTGGAGTAATTACATTATTATTAAACCAGCTTGAAGCTACTATCCAAATTGCTTGAATTATTATCCAAACACCTTGAAAAATCTGTTGTGCTCGTGTAGCAAAGCCTTTAAAAAAGCCAACTATTGGCTCAATTACTGTGGAACTAAACCATTTCGAAGCTCCTTGCCACACAGTTACTATGTCTTTCCATAGAGAGCCGAAAAAGCCACTTATGGTTTTCCACATATCTTTAAAAAACGAAACTACAGGCTCAATGACATTTTCATTGAACCAATCGCCAACCGTTGAAAATAGTTCACAAATTGTGTTCCAATTATCTTTTACTAAAACAACGATTGTTGATACTGCCGCCACTATTGCTCCAACAATTACCGCCGGCAATGCTGCAACACCAGCTAATATTGCTCCGATTGTAGCTAATGCAACACCTATCACCATTAAAATCTCATTCACCCAGCTAAATCCGTCTTTTAGCATTTTGACAAAATTTACGATAGATAAAATTGTTCCGGCTATTGCCGAAAAAGCAGAACCGATTGTTGCTAATAGGTCTGCTGCCCCCGTTCCGAATGCAGCCGTTATTGCATCACCCAAGCTTAAACCACTGAATAATCCCTCTATGAGTAATCCAAGATTTGTTGATAATGAAGCAAAAATGGTTTTAAATGCTTGCATTATTGCCGTTCCAATGCCGGCTCCTTCTACAAGCTCAAATCCAATTTTTGAAGCTATTGCCTGTGCTATCGCTTTTGATAATGATTTTCCAATAAAAGCGAGTGCCACTGAACCTAATTTTAGCGAAATTATCTTTTTTATCAGCAATGTGCCAACTATTATCTCAACAGTTTTAATGTCCAAATTGCTTAAAAAGTCCGTAATTCCTTTGAGTACGTCTTTCCACGACACATTTTTAATTGCCGTGGTTAGCATGGTGTATATTCCTTGTACCCATGCATTAATAGTTTTTGCTAGTAACGCAAAATCAAAATTCTTAAAAAATCCATTAATGCCATTAGCAATCGACAAGCCAAAATTAGTCCAGTCGAATGTTGTGCCGAATGAATTGAGAAAATGCAAAGCTGTGTTCAGTGAACCGGCTATTGTTGCGCCTAGGTCATAAAAGAGTCTTGGGCTGATTAAGCCATTAAGGAAGTCTGCAAGTCCTTTTCCGAAATTGTCAGCTTTCTGATATATCTTCTTCCAATCAATGCTCTCCATAGCGCTTGCAAGAGCGTCACCGATGTACTTTCCGAGTGAGTAAAGGTCTTTGATTGATGATTTGTATTTTTCGAGCAATCCATCAGTCTTTTTCAGCGAACTGTCAACACCACCGCCGGCTCCACCGCCACCTGAACCGCCACTGCCTGAACCGCCACCACTGCCACTGTCGCTGTTATCGTCAAGTGCATGTATCTCGTCTATACTAAGCAGTGTCTTTTTCAGTTTTTGGGCTTTCTTATTAGAACTATCAGCATTATCGCCAATATCGCCAACTCCGTCAGCTATGTCCTCCATGCCGTCAACTGTAGCGCCTCCACCACTTATCTCGATAGTCCATCCGAAGATTGCTCCGAGTGCGTCAGCTACAGTTCTTGTGAAGCTGATAACCTTGAGCATTACTTTACTTAAGGCTTGAACAAATGGCTTTAAAGCATTGATTATTACGCTACCTATGATACTGCCCCATGCTTGGAACTCTTGCTTGAGGACTCTTACACTATTCGCCCATGTCAATTTGTTATCGTAAAGGCTTTTTATCCTCTACTTCTTATAGTTTCCTATAAGTTCAGCGTACATTTTCAACCACAAAAATAAGACGCATTTCTACGTCTTATGGTTGTCGAGCACTCTTGGGAAGATTATATTTATTCACTTCCTACGCGTTACAGTGTCAATCAGCCTTTCGCTATCTGATTGATTACCTCGGTATTGACTTATTGACTTATCCATTTATACCCGTATGCTGTTCTGTCAGGTTTATCAACTACTTTGTGTATAGCTTTGTAATTGACTCCCAACGCTTTGCCAGCGTCAGATATTCTATCATACTCCTTGACTACTTTATTTGTTTTTATATCAATTTGAGCTATTTTCCTACCCTTTTTTAGTTTAGTATACATGCTCAAATCTTTTATCGGAAAATCTTCTTTATAGACAAAAATATATCCATTGGCATTTTTATAACGATGTTTCAATGCCCCTATCAGTGTTGTCCTGTTTGTTCCTGTTTCGGTTGAAGCCTGTGCTATGCTATCAAATTCTTTGATATAATTGCCTTTTAGGTCACATTGAATAACTTTTCTCTGATTGATAGGTTTTGGCTTTACATATGTCTTAGCTCCATTAGCTTTATATTCATCTTCAAACATGAATTGATAGCCTTTACATGTCAGCATTTTGTTTTTGCAACATAATAATACATCAACATTACCAAAACCATATTTCTCGGCTTCCATCGCGCTATCGTATCTTTCTATGAATGTTCCGTCTTTATCTAGCCTTACGACAGCTCTTGCGTTGTGTCCACCAACACCGCCCTTATTCTCATTATATCCATCTCTGTATGTGTTATACAAAGATATATAAAATCTTTCAAGTCGCAATGCTTTCTGTGAACTATTGCATTTATCAATCACTTCCCATTCAAAGTTGTCCTTGCCATATTCTTTAATTGCTCTGTGAAATAAGCAATCCTCTTTTGGCGAACAGCTTAAATGTTGTTGAATCCTAGCGTGATAGTTTACTGTTTGTCCGATATATAATTTTCCGTTTACTTTATTTGTAGCCTTATAGATATAATACGTTCTCATTAAATCACCTCGAACATATTATATCAAAGTATGTTGTCTAAATCAACTTAGTTTTCACCGATTTTGCTCGATTTTTCATCAGCATATTACTATGCTGCGCGACACATGAAACTAACGTTTCGTTTATCGGCTGTTTTGGCGAAGTCTCCTTGCGCAGCTTGCGTGTTAGCCATGACATAATTATATCTTAGCAATACCTTTTCAGCTTGCGTCATTGACTTGATATTTGCGTCAAGTCCATTTTTCATAGCCCACTCAGAAAGTGTGGTTTGTGTTAAGTCAAGTCCGTATCTCCTTAATGGTGCGATTGTTCCCGAAAAAATGGATTGTAAGCTCTTTGCAACATCAGCTTGGTCTACATCGTAGAACGAAGCCATATCACCAGCTAACCTTGTAAGATTAAGCGACATATCAGCCATACTGTCTGTAGTCTTGTATAGCGTGTTATTTTGGCTCATAAGAGCTTTATTTGCCACTGCCGTACCATTTGCCACTTGCTCTGATGAAATGCCTATAGAAGTACCTAACGCTTGGAAACGGCTTGCAATTTGCTTAACTGTCAGCTCCGACATTCCGAAGTCTTGAATTGCTGTTTTTGTAAAATCATCAACCTTGCTTGCCATATCGCCAAACGTGGTATCTACTACGTTTTGAACCTCTGTTAATTGGCTCGCTAAATCAACTGCACTGCCTAGCTTTCCGACAGCTCGCATAACCAACCAATAAGTTGCGTAAAACTTACCGATAGTTGAAGCCAAGCCACTAAATCCGCTCCTTGTACGCTTAATTGACTTAGTTGTGTTTGAAAAGCCTGTTACAAGTGACCTACTAGCCGAGCCGACTTTTGAGCCTTGCTGTGACAGATTAGCAAGTGCATTAGTCATTTGAATAATGTTGTTGCTGACTCTCGGTGCGTTAGATAATGTTGTCATTACCTCTTTCAAGGCACCGCCAAGGTTTCTGATGTTATCCGCAGCATAACCGGCTGATTTTGAACCTAGCTTTGAGATTGAAGCTGTTAGCTGTGTAATCTCTGCTGATTGCTTTGAGATATTCGCAAAGCCCGACAATTCTGTTGCCATGCTCTTTAAGGCACTTGCCGAGCTGACAAGTCTTGCAGTATCAAGGTTGCCGAGTTTTTCCATGTTAGTCGCAATCTTGCTAAAGGTACGTGTGTCAATACTGCTCACGCTTCTAAGTGATGTTGCAAGTTGCGACATTCCACTCGCAAAATTGCTTATGCTTGCACCATTGAGGGAATTGAGAGTGTCTCCAAGGCCTCGCAACTTATCTTGTAAATTGCCTATGGCTCTAGTCGCTTGTTGCGCGTCCGACTTGATTTGAAGCTCAATGCTCTCTGCCATTTTCTCACCTCCCTGTAATAAAAAAGAGCTACCCTAAAGTAGCTCTCATGTATTTATCCTTTGAGCAGATAGTATGTTGTAATCAATCCAACATATCCATCTTGCTTAAGACCTCTATTCTTTTGAAATACCATGACACATTTAGTGAGATAATCCGTCCACTTGCCGTAATCAGTATCAAGTTTGTAAAAATGGTACTTGTCATGCAGGGTTTTTCTCAGCCACTTAATGGCTGTCGGGCAGTTATGTCTCTGACCGCTCCACAAATTGTGATTTTTAGCAAATCTCTGTGAATTAGCTCCAAACTTGCCATCTTCCTTAAGCTCGTCTGTGTCAAATCCGATGTTCATGGCATGTTGCCATTTTCTTACATCATCATTGTCGAGGTAATATTCCTCATTGCCTTTCCAAGCGTTATTCTTTACCGGAGTTGCTATTGGTGCCGGATTATTCTCTATTCCATCGCCCTTACCAAGCTCAATATAGAGTAAGTTAGCGTCAGTGCTGTTATTCAGACCGCTACAAGTAAATGCGCTCGAATACTGCCAACCATACAGAGAATGTTGTATAACAGGCTTCTTGGCACTGTTAGGCTCATCACCAATAGACATTCCCTTAGTTGACGGATAACGTGCAATCCAAAACGGACAATTAATCTGATTTGCGTATGGCGCAATATACTGATTGTAAAAGCTAAGCCCTGTGTATACACCAAAGTTAAGCCCGGCGCTCTTGATAACACTCTGATATGTGTTGATAATATCAATAAGCGTCTGTCCGAGTCCTTGCTGGCATCTGTCCTCTACATCAAGCCATACAAATGTCTTTCTTCCGGCAAGTACCTCAATCACTTTCTGTGCATCCGTCTTTGCCTTGTCTACTGTTGTAGCATATGAGTAGTTATAAACACCTTGTATCGGCATTCCTACATCGGTACAGCCTTTCCAATTTTGCTCAAAGGTTTTGTCCGGATTAAGGTCTTTGCGGATTATTTTAAGGATTGCAAATTGCACTCCGGCCCACTTAACCTTACTCCAATCAATATTTCCTTGATATGACGATACGTCAATTCCTTTATATGCCATATTTTCACCTCATTAATCAGGACTTTCAGGTAATCCCGACTGTCTTAATGCGTTAATTCGTTGCTTCATCTCATAAACGGCAATTTCCTCGTTAGACTCCTTGTATTTAGGCTCGTTATCTTTTGAGTATTGCTCATTTAATGATTTTTCAATGTATTTTGCTCTTGCTTTGTTTCCATTTAAAGCTCTGTCAATTGCTGTAAGAGTTGCACTCAATCCGTATGTGCCCCACCAAGCCCACATATTGTTGTCGGCTTCTTTTTGTTCAAGCATATAAGCCTTTGAATAAGGCTCTAAATCAGCCGGACAAGACATATCTATGTCCTCAACGCTAAATCCATAGCCCTTAGTTGCCAAAAGCCAATATGGGCGGATTTCGTTGCAATATACTTCCCATGTAAGCTCTTTTACTTCTTGATTGGTTTCTTCTTGGCCGTCTGTACCTCTTTCGCCAACATCTTGGATAAAAAACTGTTTTTCTCCATTTCCGCAGACAAGTCATTATAGAGTGATTGTAAATCTCCGCCCTCTTCATTCTCCGGGTCAAGGTAATCGTCAAGTAAATCGTATACCTTTACAAGCTGTTTCTCTTTTGCTTCTTTATTGTCAAAATCAAAGCCAAATTCGTCAGCGTGGAATTTTTGTAAACCTACGAGCAAAAACTCCGGTAAAAATTCAAGCATGTTGTCAATGACTTCAAGTCCCTCACCCTGTTGCTCCATTCCTACGAGCCTTGGGATAATTTTATTCTTAACTACCGGTGCATATCCGAATTTAACTGTATACTCTTTTCCACTTAATTTAATTTTCATTTTATCTTTCCCTTTCTCCCTAATTTATATAGGGAAAGAGGCAGTTTTAACACTGCCTCAATTACCTTGCTATATTGTTTCTTCAAGTTCGCTGTCAGCCGTGCTATCATCATAGCCAACCGCTACGGCTTTTTCCGATTGGCTCACCCTTTTTTTGTGAGTGTGATTGATGTTGGATAACCTTGGCCATCCTCTGTTACCGCAACATCGTAGTTATCCTCAATCCACTTAGGTACTGTCTGAACTGATACAGTCGCAGTTCCTGTTAAGTGGTCATCGGAAGCCTCGCCTGGGGCGAATGACTCCTGTCCAATAAAAGCACAGATACCCTCTGAACCTTTTCCGTCTGTGCCGTAGAGGATAATAAAGTCGAGCTTCTTACCCTCGTTAGTTACCATCTCATCCTTGTACTTTTTCTCAAAAGCTCCCTCAACTTCCATAGAGCCGGCTGAACGTCTACCCATTTCCTGTGTCTCTACTAAATCTTCAAGAGTTGAAGTATCTACCATGTTCTGTGAGCCGAATGGTGAGGGAATTGTTTTAGCTCTGATTAAGAGCTTGTAAGTTCCAGCCCAATAATCGCCACTTGTGGCGGATGCGGTTGGTGTCTTGTAAGCAATTCTACTTTTTAAACCTGTTGCCATTTGTATTACCTCCTAATTTTTCATAAAAAAATAAGAGCCGAAAGGCTCTTATAATCTATCATTCCAATCGAATGACCGCCTAGCACGTAATGTTGCTGTCCATATTTTGCCGTTTTTTCTAGCGAATGGAATCGTTGTCAGCTTGAATGACATAGCTTTGTATTCATTAGCCACTGTCTGCGCCACATTCAAGGCCTCTGAACGGCTTTTATTTGTTGTAACAATTACTTGTGCTGTAAATAACACTGTATTTATTCTTTCGCACTCTAAATCCTCATTCTGTTCAATAGGTTCGAGTGCTTGAACTAGCACTGTTGGGAAACTAGCCGCCGCACTGTCCGACTGTTCCTCTTGCGTGAATTTTAGCTTGGGATATTTAGTTTTCAATTTCTTCTCGCATCGGGTTTTTAAAATCGCATATGTGAGATTTTCAAGGTCATAAACCCATTGATTTTGACTTGCCACTTTATCACCTCAACTAAAATTTTTCCGTGCCGTTCTCATAATGTCATTTTCCATTTTTAAAAATGCGTGATACATAGGCATTGTAGGTGTAATGCCGTATGAATGATGTAATTCTCCGCTTTCGTCTCTCCAATACCAACCCTCGCTGTCAAATGCGTGTGTCTGCCCCGGGAAAGTCCCTTGACCGCCTCTTGCATCATTGAAGTGTGGCTTAGCTCTCCAGCCCGAGCCGTATTCAGCCATAAGCAAAGGCGATACATCGACTGTCTTAAGTCCATCTGCCGTCTGCCATGTACTTTGTATCTGCCCTGTTTCTGTTGCAAGAATAATAGCTGTACAGCCGTCTGTTGTGTCTTTAATTTCGTAACTAAATGTAATATAGTGTCCAAAATTGCCTGTATTTGCTTGTGCTACGGCTATACCATTACTAGCAAGCTCTCCAACAAACGCTATGCACTTGTCCTGTAAGCGGTCTTTGTATCTTTCAAGCTTGTCTATCGCATCTTGTATAGATTTTTCTGTCAGAGAAACGTCAATTTTCATAATTACACTTCTTTCACAACTGCTTTGAGCATGTATTTAACTGAGTAAAGAGAGGGCTTCACTCCTACTATTGTAAAGTCTGCGGAAGTTGAATCAACTAATCCGTTGGCATCCTTTGTAGGCTCGCTATCGAGCCAAATAACATCGCCCTTTTTAAAAGGGTATTCTCCTCTGTCTGTCAGCAAAACAGCATCAAAGTCAGCCGTATTAAAGCCATATTCCTTGTTTTGCGCTTCTCCTCCGTCAAACGATATATTCGCCCGAAAATCGACCGGCTCTGAAAAGCCTGTTTCTTCATGGGTGTAATATATCTTCTCTCCGTCCTCTGTTTCGTAAAACTTTAGATTTCCGTCCTCGTCTTTGTCATAGACTGTGACAGTTTGACCTTGAAGCGCGTATTTCATGGCTTGTTTATTAATGTCAAGCATTTTTCTTTATCTGCTTGTAAATCTGATTAACACCGGTACTTGCCATGCCCGACACAATGCCAACCGCTATTGCATCAAGAATGTTGTTTGCCGGATAACCGGGAATTACAAACATTCCAACAATGCCGAGTACTCCACCGGCCACACCTACGATAATAGGAATAATATTATCTTTGACCTGTGGTATCTGCTTTGAAGCATATCCGATTAAATAAGTAATTACCATAATGGCAACTACTGTAGGTACTTGTGTAAAGTCCATCAGTTTTTACCTCCTTTGCCTAAATGGATTTCCTCAATCTCATTTTTCATTTTTGTTACCATGCCATTACCACCGAGTGCGTGGTATGCGTCATACATCTCGCAAAAATTCTGATACGCATATGAGGGTATTTCGCCAAGCTTCATGTACTTATCGTGGTATTCGATAAGCTGTACTCGTAAAAGTAACATTGTACCTTTTCCGTTTGCTTGTCGTAGCTTCTTTTCCTCTTCAATGCGCTCATTTCTTTCTTTTGTGTCTATCGCTTTTTGCTTTTTCTGTTCTTGCAAAAGCCAAACAATATAACCCAAAAGTGCTGTCAGGACAATTGGCAAGGCAATAATGTATGTCTGATAGATTAAATTATTCATCTTACAGCCTTTCGTCTTTGGTAATTGGCACACCGCCCACCACCACTTAATGTGTACCGCCTGCTACCACTTTACCGACATCAGTAAAATGGTAACGCTCAATCTTCTTTTGCTATAGTACTTTGACAAAAGGGAAAACTCCGACAAACAGTTTATCTCTATCTTTCCATGTACGGCTCACTCCGCCCTCACTCAATGCGCTCATGTAGTTCTCACCGGCTTGTGAATGGTCGTAGACAGCAAGATTGATAACGACATTTTCAAACTGCTTTAAGTCAGCAGTTATATCATCATCAGTGAAAGTGTCCGGATAACACCTTTTTGCTTTTACATCTTCCGTGGCTTGCTTAATGAGCTGTTCAATGAGTGGGTTATCTTCCTTTTTATCGAATACAACCACATCAGATGTTGTATCATCATCATTCGTGACTGTATCAATATGAAATTGTTTGAGTCTGATTTTGACTTGTTCTAATGTGGTGTATTCCATGCCAAGCTCCTTATAATCCAAACTTTTCAATTAACATTTTTTTCAAGTCGCTGCCATTTATTTCTGCGGCATTTTCAATACCATTTTCGCTCGCAAGCTTCTTTAGGTCGGCTGTTGACATTCTGTTAATTTCTGTCTTTGTGTATGGTGTTTCAGGTGGGTTCATAAAATCAGAAGGCGCCGAATTGCTATTGCTTTCCGGCACCTCGTCTCCGACTTTATACCACACTCCATCATGCTTTATAGAGTGCGTTGCTATCATAAGCCTTAATCCTCCTTAACTTTGAGAACCATAACGCTATCCATACCCTCGAATGTAGGTAATCCAATCATAGATACGATACAGTGAGTATTGATAGGATGGTTTGTAGCGTATGTGTATACAGATACACCGGTCTCAACAAGTGAGAGGCTTCCGTCTGTGATACTTCCGCTTCTTTCCTCTGGAGTCTTACCAAATGTGTAATCGCCAAGGAATACTCCGGCAGACTGCGCAGATACAATACCTGTTGGTACAAAGTACTGTGTCTGTCCTGACTCGTCAACATAGAGCTTATCGTATACCTCAATCTCGATACCATATCCTCTAAGGTATTCAGTAACCTGTCCTTGCTGTAATCTGATACCGCCATTGTAAGCAGTGATACCGAGTACCTGTTTCTTTGTGTCCTCTGCTTTAAGCACCATCTCCCAAGTTTCTGTATTCATGGTGAAACGTGTAAGTGAGTAGCCTGTAGCCTTTGCAAAGTCTCTACGAGCTGTGATAAGGTCATCGAGTGGTGCACATGTGGTAGGCTTATCCCATGCACTTGTGCCAGTAATTGACTTAAAGTGCTTTTTCTTATGCTCTGCGCCATTGTCGGCTGTGTAATCAACGACATAGTTCTTATCGCCAAGTACAACCTTTACCTTTGGTACACCATCTGTAGGTGCAAGTAACTGCCAAATCTGTCTCTCCGGTACAACTAATGCGCCCTCAATTAACATCATTGGTTTCTTAGAGATTTCACGTAATACGTTATTGGCAAGGCTAGAGTTTTCAGAAGTTCTGTAATTGTCATACTCCTGTTCCTCTTTCTCTGTTACCATATATCCCTCACGATAAAATGGCATTGAGTTCTGAATGTCAGAGAAGCCTCCAACATCTCTTAACTCTGCCTGTGCATCAAAGTTTGAAGCTTTGAGTGATACCGGCAGTCCGTTCTTACCCTTGATAAATCTAAGGTCGAGTGAGTCCTGTTTACGTGTTCCAAATTTCTGTCTGCCAAGATAAGGGGCAGTTCCTAATGTCTTTTTGTAGTTATCCCACATTACACCGAGGCTTCTCGCTGTAAATGCTTCTGCTAATGGTAATGCCATGTTCTTCTACCTCCTTTTAGACCTGACTTGCTACAATCTTTGGCACGCCATAGAAAGTAACTCTAGGTGTTGCAGTTCTAGCTTCATCTGCGATTGAAAGTGTCTTAACTTTCTCCCAATCAATAGTTCCCTGATATACATATGTTCCAGGTGCGTTACCCATTGTTACATCTACATCGTGTAACAGATAACCCTTGCACTCTGCGTCATTGCTTGGGAATGGTGTGCCGGCCGGTACAATCTTCATTCCGTTTCCATCTGTGCTTGTTACCATAGTCTGTGGTACAAGGCACGCTGCACCCTCATAAGGGAAAAATTTTAAAATTCCTTTACCCTGTGTAAAGTCTCTTACGATTGGCTTTCCCATCGTTCTACCTCCTGTTTTAAATTACATAGCTGTTTTGACTCTCTGTACTTGCAACTGTACCGAATGAGATTTGTTCTGCATTTGCTACATCTGCTGGCTTTGAGTCGGGTTCATTATTGTTACCGCCATTGCTTGGATTAGGAGTATCTTTGAGTGCATTCTTCTCATACTCCGCTATCGCATTGGCTTTCATGTCGGAAATAATCTTGCCAAGTGATGTCGTGTCAAAAGAGCCATCCTCTTTTACTACTGTCTTTACCTGTTCTGCTGTAATTCCAAAATCTGACATAGCCTTCTCGCGCAAGTCTCTGACAGCATTATCTTTCTGCAACTTGGCTATTTGCTGATTGGCTGTTTCTAAGGCTTTATTCGCCTTTTCAAGTTCAGTCATGTTGCCAGCCTGTAGCTCGTCAAGCTGTTTCTGTAAGTCGTCTGCCGTATCAGCCTTAGTCTTGTACTGGCTTGCTTTGATTTTTTCTTCAGCAACTTCCGAATTGTTCTGATTAAGTAAATTTGTAATCTGGTCGTCTGTCGCTTCTGGAAATAGTTTCAATACGTCATTTCTTGTCATAATTACCTCCGTTACTCACGCTTTTGTTACCGCAGGTCGCTCCTGCTGAGTTCTCCTATTTACCGCATAGGTGCAAAATTTTGTATAATAAAAAACGACTGTCACAATTGACAATCGCTGATTATTTAAAATATCTAAGGGTACATCTACACCCTGCTATTTCTTTTACCTGTGCCCCTAAAGAGTGGTCTTTCGGAAACATCATAAGCGAGTTTCCAACCTCAAACGGCTCAAAAATATCAATTCTCTTTCTGTCAACTTCCGCATGTGTAGGTCTGACATGTGAATCTTCTTTCGAGCGCCACTCTTTTGTTTTGTAACCTTGTTTCACCATATCAGTTTGCAATCTGTAATTGCCGACTGCATTAGCTTCATTCGCAGCTACATTTTTTGCTCGCTTCTGTGAAGTAAAATACTCTACTTCAGTATTTTGTGTGGTAGCGTCAACTACCTCATTCACAATGTACCGAGCATAGTCTGTAATATATGAGGGTGTTTTCTTTGTCTTACAATACTGCGTGGCAATGCTCTCATATCTGATAATAAATTCTTTGGTGATAGTTGTTATCTCTGTTTCTTCCTTGCCGGATAGCAAGGCAAATAGCATAACAAAGATTTTTTCAAACTTTTCAGCAAGCTTTTTTCTATCTTCCTTTTCCTCGTCAGATAAATCCATCTCACCAAAATATGTGTCGTAATCTATGTCTTGTATTTCATTTTTGTCAAGTGCGTGGATTTCGTCTGCCATATCAAGCTCCAAAATAAATTGACAGCCAATTATTCATCGGCTGTCTTTCCATTGTTCTTATCATTGTTATTATTGTTAGGTGTAGCTGTTGTCGGCTGTTCTTCCGGGAATAGCATTTCCATGCGCTTAGCACTTTCAAGAGTAACTTGTTCAGGGTCGCTAAACATGTCAATCGTCTTAACAGCTCTCTTGTAATTGATACCGCAGTTAAGCAGTATTTGAAGTACCTCTGCCTTAACAAGCATGTTATCTAGCTTATTATGATTAATGTGTATCTCAACATCGCTAGGCATAAGCGTAAAGCCCTTATTAATTCTTAGCCTGTTAAGAATAAGCCTAAGTGCCATTCTCTCTGATTTCTTGAGAATAGGCTCATTAATAGCTGTCCTAAGTCCGGCATCGTAATGTCCGTTTCGCAGTTCTACAGCAGAACCGGTATCACCGCCTGTGTTGCCCTGACGATTTGCAAGACCTTGAATACTTAAAAATCTTTCAAAAAGGTCAGTAAATACCACTTGCCCCTCTGTCTGATTAAGTTCGCTCGTCATTACGTCAACATCAGCCTTGTTGTCTGAACCATTGTTAGATTTAACTACCAACGCTCCCTCTTGTCGCATTTTTCTGAATGTATCTATGTCAATCTCACAATTAACAAACTTCACCCATGCAGACACAAACTGCTCGACACCATTAATTCTGTCCGATGTAAGCACGTTAATAGCGTCTGTGATAGCAATAGTCATTTCAATATCAGACAATCGCCTTGCATTGTTTGGATATTCAATCACCGGAATAGCTCTGTTGCCGTTTATTCCGCTATCATAAATTTTGTCGTTGCGAATATCAAACCACTCATTGTCGGTGAACACATAATAAATATTTGCTCCGTTCTCGTCCTCTCCGATTTGACAAGAGAATGCCGGACGTCCATTTGAGTAGTATGCTACAAACGTATACATTGGATTTTCAGACGATAAATAAAAATCGCTTTCATCAAGCAACTGCCCTTGTCCATCATCATTACCGATGAATCTGTAGCCGGTACCACATATGCTTCTCCAACGATGTATGTCTATGTCGCACTCCTGTTTGCTTTCAGAATCCATTGTGATGTTAAGCCGTGTGATTTCTTCCGACTTATGGTTATCGGTGCCACGCAGCACATATTGGATTGGTTCTGCACACATCTCTGCGGTTTTGCGCTCGACAAGCTCATACGCAAGATTTACAGCAATCTTGTTATTGATTTCCGGGCGGTTCACTTTCTGTCGATACAAAATCGGTTGGTCACCACGATAGTATCTGTCAAGATACTCAATCTCAATAGCGTTTTGCTCGTGAATCACAAGTGCTTTATTCAGTTCTTCGATTATGTTGTTTTTTGTGATTTGCCTTTTCCTCGTGAAAATAACTTGTCTGCCGTAATTATTGTGGCAGACAGCTGAAAAAGGTCTTACGTTTTTATGAGCATATCTATACATCAATAAAACCTCATGCCACTTGCAGAAGTTCTCTGTGGAACCTCTTTTATCTGGAATTCTTGCGTGCCAGCCCAAAACCATATCCATTTACGGCAGTGCGTACACATTACTTTGTGGTGCTTCTTATCGCTTTTATTTACCCACGTTAATAGCTTTCCGCAACGAGGGCACATTACACTTCGTTTTCCTGTTGGTACAATATTCTGATTATTCATGTTGTCCTCGTTTCACTAAAAAGGGCACACACAATCTGTGAGTGCCATTTCTAAAAGAGATTTTCGCAATGAACGAATTACATTTTTTTCATCTTACACATTATCACATTCTAAGCGAACCGAACGAACAAACTTACATTTTCTTGAAAAATCTTTCAAACTCCATTCTTACGCTATCTGCTGTGGCTTTACCGCCAAGCGCATATGCTGTCTGCAACCATGATTTATTTTCCAAAAATCTAAAATTAATTATTCTTCTCATTCTGCTATCATCAAGGCTTGCTATAAATTTCTCTACATCGTTTGTCTTTTCAAGCAAATCATCTTGTAAAAGCTGTAACGTAGTCATTCTTGAGTACAACAATGTGCGCTTGCGTCCGTATTCGGGGTATGGTACACCCTCGATTTTGAAGTGCCGTGTGCCACCCATACCTCCTGACACAGTGTCAATCACGCTTTCTCCGTTTTCTATCTTTTCAAGGTCATCTTGCAATTTAGCAATTTTCTTTCTAACCTCTTTGATTTCCTCTTGTAAGTCTGAATACTGTGATAAAACTTCCTTTGTCATTAATAAAGCCCTCTTCTGAACGGATTGTGTACTGCTTCAACCTTTGCTATCCGCTTTTCCCTAAAAATCATATCGCACAACTGTGCTGTAGAATCTACACCATCATCATGTTTCATTTTGCCCTCATATGTGCAAGAAAGAACGTTTTGAAAATATTTCTTGTATTCCTTAGTTTGTCTTTCAAGCTTTATGAAATGCAGTTTTCTTATATCCGGCGCATGATTTTTAATTCTGTCCATTTTTGCAGTTTTGTTATCTGCTGGGTCATGGCTTGTCAATATTGGGTAGCAATCTTTTTTCCATATTTTCTCGCACTCCAAACGATAGGCAGATGTTGTTTTTGTTTCCTCAAAATGTACCTCTGCTGTTTTATTCGAGAATTTATCTAAGTGACTTTCCATTCTACTTGTTACTTCGGGAATTGTTATATCCTTATCGCCATCGTTATACACAACATCCACGATATAGTATTCCTTTTCAATCTCATAGCAAATCGGCATTGATACAAAGTCTCCACCACCATATGCCGGGTCGTTTGCCGAAAAAATTCTATCAGGTCTTACCCCCTCAATTTCTGCCGGGTCAAAAAAGTTCATGTTATCAATATTGAACATCTGGCCTTTTCTTTCTATCGGTTCTTGCTGATATTGGGCGAGCCATGAAGCCATATCGTCATTATCTTCAAATGAAGCCATTCTGCGCTTATAATCCAATGTGGAATATCCTAATTTGTAGGGATAATCAAAATTGCTCTCATTGTTTTCATTGAGTGCCGGAATTATAACCTCTCTATGACGTATGTTTTTATATTCAGGATTATTTGCAAGTAATTCTAATCTGCGTCCTTGAACATCTTTCGGTGCCCATCTCGTGCCTATTCCAAGCAACTTTGCTTTGCCGGGCTTAATTCTTGGCATAAAGTTATTATCAAACTTTCCCCAAACTGTAGCCTGTCTATCCTCGCTTCGTGCTTCATCAATACCACTAAATAAATCGTCATATACTCCCAAGCCATCGCAGTCACATGCTCCGTTCAGTGTTCCGTATATAGAGCGCATGGTAAATGTTGGGTATGTCTTTTTACGCAAGAAGTCTATCGTAAGGTCTTTTCTGTCTGTGATAGCTTTTTTCTCTACAATTTTAGGGTAAATATCTTTGTAGGTGTACGTTGGGTCATTTACCATTTCTAATGTTCCATCGTAAAATCCTCCGGTTATTTTGTCAGAATATGCCGAATATAGATTTGACCTTTCAGGCCTGTTTGAGCCAAACCACAAATTACCCATTTTAACGATTTGAGTCTTTCCGATACGTCCGGGGCAAAACACCATGCCCTCATCGAGCTTGTCATCGTACAAATCTTGAATGAGCTGTGCGACTTTGCTTAACGGATTTCTTCTCGGCAAATAAAATCTTTCCCATGGTGGACGATTTTTTTCCATGTAAATCATAAAGCTCTCAAACTTATAGTGAGCTTCCATCAGGAATAAATCAAAATAGTGATTAACTAAGTCATATGGTGTAGTCTCATGCTTGAAATGGTAATAATCCAAATCCCAAATCGTACCACCTGTTTTAGCCGTGCAGAAGTCCTCTATAAGCTCTTTTGCCCTCTCAGTGAGTTGTAGTCCATACTCAATATCTTTCTCGCCATTTATGGCTACACTACAAGCGTCTACATAGGCATTAATTACTTGCTCGTCTTTCCCTTTATCCTTTATGTAGTTTTCATATCCGTTTACTGTGGAAATAAGGCTCTGACTAGCCATAAGAAAAGCACCTCCACTTTTAAAAAGCAAAGGTGCTTATAGACCTCTGCCTATAACTGTTTTAGGGTAGCGTTGCAAACTTATATGCAACGGTTCTGATATTTTATGATTGTTCTCCGTAATAGAATCCAGTCACTTCATAAAATTTTTTTGAATAAATTATGTAACTGTATTGGTTACTTCCCGGTCTTTTATAAGCTATTCCCCAATCAACAAGCTCATTCTGCAATAGCAAACGTACTGTTTGAGCGTCAACGTTCAGAGCTTTCGCAGCAACCGCCACCGGAATATTAGCTTTTGCATTTAACTTTCTATGGTAGCGACTACAATCAATCTGTAGCCGGTAATATATTTATTCGCACTCTGAAAGTCTGTCTTTTATAAACTGCTCCAACATACTAAATCCTTTTGGTTTTTCAATTCCTTTTCTCGCAAGTTCTGCGACTATTGTTTCCATTTCTTCTTTTACTCCTTGATAGGCAATTTTCATTCCGGATTTCATTTCGTCCATTTGGTTTCCTTTCATCGCAAACAATAGTCTGCTTCTTCTAATCTATCCGCTATTCTTGTCATTTCAATCTGTGTTCCGTTTTCATTCATTGTGCTGACAAATACATGTCTGTCACAGCCACCACTTGGTACACTGCCGAGTCTTATTTCCGTTTTATCATCCTCAAACTTGTAGCATTTACGCATTTCTTCAATGCAGTTATTCATTTCTGTTATTTTCATAACTTTGCTCCTTAAATTCTTACAACTATGTGTTCTTTTGCAAAATCTTTTTTAGCTTCATCGTAGATAACTGAACCGTTTTTATCAGTTTTCAGTTTATCAAATTCGCAAGTAACCTTTATACCACCTTTGTTACTACATTCTGCGTGATAATCAATAACACGCACTTTCTTTCGCCATTTCCTATTGGCATAAATCTTTGTGTAACCGCCAGCTCTTGTTTTAATGATTATTTTACTTCTTGTTTTCTTCATTTATGCACAACACCTTTCTTGAAACCTCAATACATTCTTTTCTCTTTTCGTCATTGGTGCACTTGCCATCTGTATTGTATCGACAAGAAGTCAGATTGCATTTTTTATTTGCATAAGCATTATTCACATTATCAATCCATTCACGAAACGGAATATTGTTGATTGTAACATTGTCTAATGCTTCGCCAACTATCTCCTGTGCCATTTTTCTGTACTGAAATTCCATCAATTATCACTCCTTAAAGCAATCTCTTAACGCTTGCCTGTCTGCCTCGTTATCTACCACAATAACAGGCTTATCTCCTAAAGCGGAACAATCTATAGGCTCGCCATTTAAACCGCCTATTTCGTGCGATTGTGCTTCTCTAAGTGCTTCATGTTCTATTGATTTAATTACTTCTGCCATGCTCATAGCTCAAACACGCTCCCATATGCTACTCAACTACATACCAATCTTCTGCTAAACAATCATTAACTGACGGAACCCATGTAGAAACAGTGTCATTAACATTTTTGATAGCAAAATACGGATTGTAATGTACTAAATCGTCTTTATCTGCAATAGATTTTCCAATTTCTGTATAAGACTTAAAATTGCCAGCCGGAACGTAATACACAAACATTCCCTTGCCATTCCAACCTTTTCTTGCTACTTTTTTGCTGTTTTTTAATGCTTCAATTGCCTGTCCAAAATTCATAATTTATTTTCTTCTTTACAATTTATTATTTTTCATTTTCCATAAATCTTTCAAATTCTTCCATGCATTTATAGCACAAGTCGTATGTGGTATCAAAAATGCCGTTCTTTGTAACCGAATTTCCACACAGTATTCCTTTTTTAATTTCTGCACCGCACCTATCGCAAGTGCACCATTTTCTTTCATGCTCCATTTTTCATAAACCTCTTGAACTCTTTCCTGCACTTAGGGCATAAATCGTATTGGATATTATCTCTCCATATAGCCATTGGAAACACTTCCCTTGCTAAATCTTCGGCTGTGCATATGCTTTTTTCGTAAAGAGGTTTTACCTCTCTTGTTTTGATATATGCACATTTTTCATCGTAGCGTATTATTTCTTTTCCGCACCTGTCGCACGTGTGCCATTCTTTTTGATGTTTCATTCTTCCACCGCCTTTTAAACCAACCCTAGCATACATAAAATATCAAGTCCCGATATTCTCTCCGCACCCTCTCTTGTGTGCATAAGGATTTCTTTAAGTTTTTCATTTTCTGCATTGCTGTATTTATTTCTATCATACGCTTCTGAAAAACAATAATATTTGCAATATCCATAGCCTGCACCAAGCATGGTGCCGTGAACGCTCTTTCCGACAATATCGTAATATTTTGGCACTTTTAAAATATTGTGTTTTTCATCTAGGGTACATTCCTTTTGTTCTGCTTTTAGCTTTGATTGAAGATATTTCAGAAAACTTTGTATATCCTGTTCTGATTTTGAAATATATAAAATAGTTTCGTTCATTTCTTCTACCAACTTTCTAAGCACCATACATAAACATATTTCCAAAATGGGAATCATTTATTGCTTTTTCTAATTCGTCTTTGTACCTAAATGGACTTAAAGGACTTTTTATTTCTTCCCTCAATATAGGTGACATATTGTCTATCAAAATGCCTTGTGTAGCACTTGCAAGATTTTGTGGTGGCAAATCCATTAAGGCGCATAACTCCATTCTTTTATGGTCACATTTTCCAGATTTAGGGCAACTTTTACATTTTTCTGCTAATTTACTTAAAGGTTCTGCCATCATTCCACCAACTTTCTACCGCAGATAGGGCAATAATTGATTGCTATTTGATTTTTATGTTTTTTGCCTGTGTCTCTATCAATAGCAACAACCGCATCTGCTGTAAGGCATATAATACTGCCATCGTCATTTAGTATTATGTCTCGTTTTCCGTTTTTGCAAAACTCACACATACTTAGTCCTCTCTCAATTTTTCGCCACACATAGGACAGTAATTAATCTTTACGGATTTAGTCATGCCTAAAGGCTTTATATGTTCGTTGTCAAGACAAGCAAATATATTTAGTGTGCTGTCCTCAATGTCGACATATGTCTGTATTCCGGTATAGTAACCCTCGTTGTATTTGCTTTCTTTTCTTTCAGACAGTTCTTTTACCTCAAACTCTAAATTACGTTCATTCCATTTCTTTTCGCAAAATTCACACATATTACACCTCAATCAAAGTAAATTTTCGTTTGCTAACAATTTTGTCTCTGCGAAGCCTTCCATCTATGCCTTTGCCACACTCCATATTGATTGTGTTTACCTCACATTCGCCTAAATACACTTGATATTCTTGCCCGGCAATAGAAATAGTTCCAAGCGCATTTTTTTCAAAACTTGCATTAAAGCCACTGTAGTCATAAGGCGTACCACAATAAGGGCATTTATTAAGTTTTCTGTCAATCGGTGCGCCACAGTTCACACAATTTGTGTTCATTGGTTATTCTTCCTTTGCCTTAAACAGTGTGTCGGGAAATGGAATACCTAAAAAATGCATATTTGCGTACTTCCTAAATGTCGGCACACTCATACCGGCAATCTTTGCAGCTTGTGCCTGTGAACATCTGCCATATGCGTATTCCATCAATCCCTCTCGGAATGATTCAATATTTCGTGTCTTAACTCCTTTTGCCATACTTATACCTCCGTTTAGTACTCAATAATGCCTTGTGCCAACTGTAACAGATAGTCGCTTTTAGCAAAATGTGTTATTGAGTAGTTAGTCTCTCTTCTATGTGTTCGTCCGAAATGCTCGTTAACCATTCTATCAAGCCCAGTAAGCCCTGTTTCGTCTGTTAGGTAAACATCTGTCCACTCAAAGCGATTATGTTCTGTATCGGTCACATTAGAAAGCGACAGGCATACATTAGTCAGTGTCTTATCGGTCAAAATTGGGTGAACCTTGCCAAAATATGTCTCGTATAGGTTCATGTATCTGCAAAATGCGTTTTTGACTACTTCTCCGACTGTCTTGTTTTCAATACTGTTGTCACAGATTTCAGAAAATCTATTGAGCATATCATCTTTCTTTGCTTGCATATCCTGTCGGGTGACTCTTGCCGTCTGTTTCTCGGGAACAGATGTATGTACCTCTCCATCAATGTTAGTTGATGTATGTACCTTATCAGTAATCCCTGTTTCGTAATTATTGTTAAAGTAATCATTGTTAGTAATCCCTGTTAAAAGAGTTACACCTTGTGGCATTCCCGAGTTACACTTTGTGTTATTCCCGTCTGCCTGTTTATGTAATTCCTGTCCTCTATCTTCTGCTATAACCTCTTGTCTGATATTTTCTTCCCATTTTTTAACTTCTGCGTTGATAACATCATAATTAGGTCTTATATGTATAGTTGGCATTGAGTTGAATTTGTATTTTGCTGTAATTACAAATTTCTTTTTCACCAACGATTTAATTGCTTTGTCATACTGTCTTTCAGTAATCCTTATTTCTTCCCACCAGTCTTTTCTTTGCTTTGCAATCCAATATTCGTCGTCCTTGTATATCTTAACTTTGCTCTTATTGTCTTTACTTGGCGCAAACCAATATAAAATCCTTGATAAAAGTGTTCCCTCTATCAAGTCACCTGTTATGTCAATATATTTATGGAATGTGTGATTGCACCTTGCTGATGATAAGAAATTAACTTTTGTTTGGATTTCATTTTCTGATAGCATATTTATTACCTGCCTTTCTGATAATAGCCTTATTAACAAAACAACAAACAGGCACTAAGGCTTGTGCTTTTCGGTAGCTAACCTAGTTTGTTGTAATTGATGTGGTGTGGATTTGAACCACACATAAAGCGTGCACTCTTTACGTTGGAGGGAATCGAACCCATAGGCATAACCCAAATGTTTTTAATCCATATGCCTGTCTCCTAGCCATCCGTTACTTACCCTTTTGTATACACATCAACAGTCAGCATACACCGACCAACGCAGTGTGTAGGATTCGAACCTACAAGGCGAATAAACGCCCGGCGGCTTAGCAAGCCGTTCCAATACCATTATGGGAACACTGCATCTTGATGGTGCGATTTCTTAAACAACCCATCCATTACGGCTGTCTACCACGCACCTGCCAAACAGCGTTTTTAGGGAGTTGAGTGAAATGGGTGAAAGAGGAATCGAACCTCTATTGTTTACCACGTGGGAACAGATTTACAGTCTGCTGCAACACCACCAATCGTTGCCGTTCACCCCGAATTTTCTTTGTATCGCCAAGAACATTAGGAAAGAAGCGGTGAGTACCTTTTTCGCTAGAGTTATGCTCACAGGTGGACTCGAACCACCATTCTGCACCAATGCTTACTCTGTTTAATCGGCAAGGTTGGGAATCGAACCCACGACAAGTCGGTTAACAGCCGACTGCTCTCCCACTGAGTTACATGCCGTTAATGAGGGTGAAGTCTAAGGAGTGGCAACACCCTCTGGAGATATAAATTTGTATGTGCTGTAGGAAAAGAACTAGGAAACCTACAGCAAAGGACATGTGAGGAATTGCACCTCACCTAAGACTCACTGATTTGAGTTGCCCTAGTTTAACAATTAAAGGTGGTATATATGTCTACTCTGCCTATTACAGATGTCTTTACGACAGGTTGGTTTTCACGCTCGTGCATTGTGGGATTATACACGATTAACCCCTCACGAGCCTTGTGACGGCTCTTAACAGCTTTCCACTATGAGGGCGAAAGGAACTACTAAGTCCAATGTCGGGGGAACCAAGTAAACCCCGAACAGGGCATGTTGGATTTGAACCAACGTATGCGGGAATCAAAACCCCGTGCCTTACCGCTTGGCGAATGCCCTATATCTATTGCCACATGAAAGCTATGGCAAGTATTTGACCGAACATTACCGCAATACCAAGAAGTCTTGTGCTAACTGCCACTTTTTCGTTTAATGTGGCACTTGTCATTCCAAGCGCAATTAATGTCAGCCATACTGTTGTTGCAATTTTTAGTACAAACATGATTTACACCTCAAAATCTAATCGTCTTTATTTTCTTTCAATACTGCCTCAGTTATGCACGCAAGAGCTAAAAACACTATTGAAACAACCATTGAGCATCGGTCAGAAAAGAGTATTCCATAAAGCAAACAGAATAAAATTATCCATGTATACAGGCCATTAAAAAACATTGGTATGAATTTATCAACAAACTTGCCGAAAGTCTCCCATCTACGCTTAGACTTAAGCTCGCAAGCCTTAACTGTGTACCATGCTGCTTTACTCATGTCCTCAGTTACAGAACCTTTATGGCCGGCACGATATTTATACTTGTATGCAGTAATCTCACACCATTTAGCCACATCCTTAAGCCCGTAAATGTCAATCATTTCATCGATGCACTCTTTCCGGTCAGGCAAGTTGTAGTGGCTAGGGTGATTTACCATATCGGAATTAATTTTGCTTGACTCAAATCCTGTTAATTTCATCACTGTTAGCTCCTTTACTGTTATATATTATATATAACTAATATTTAATCATAGTTGTATGTATATATATTATTATTGTGTATGTTGTTTAATTAATATATAACTTATGTTATAATAATAAATACTGCTTGGTGCGGTTAAGGTAGGGATAAAGGCCTTTTTGTTTTGGCGGATATTTTGGGGGCTAAGTGGGGCGGTTTGTCGCTTTTCCTGTAGACCCCTAAGGCACCCAATGCGCAGCTATTCAGCTCTCAAACATCAAGCATTTTAAATTGTATCTATTGCATGTACAATTTACTTCTATGCTTTCAACTCTTCGCTAAACAACTGTTTTGTGAATAGTTGTAATAATTCGATAACCCTCAAAGCCTTATAAATCAAGGGTTTAGAATTGTATCAGTTGTATATACAATTACTTGGCATTATCAACCATGTTATTGTTTGGTAATGCTTTAATAGTCTGACTATTTACACCGCCTAACTGTGGCAATTCATTAGCGCTTAATGCTCCCGCCTGCTGTCTGCTGTCGCTTGTGTATGGTGATGCCCAGCCATAACGCCTGTTGAGTATTGCAATAACTCCAACTGGGTTCTTTGCCCCGGTCACGAGCTTATTAGATAAACTCTCCTCCTGATATTTTCTCAGTTTTTCTAAAATCTCCGATGCTATCGGGCTTAGCGTATTCTTCCCCCAATCATAAATAGTACTATCAGGGATACCAGTTAATGAACTAAAACCCAATATACTAACCTCTTTATCATACTTCATACACATATCATAGATATATATATCTAATACATACATTACCAATTCAAAATTATAACTGTTAAAGTTACTCTCTTTATACATACCATTATCTAATTTATAATTCTCTTTAGACTTAAAGTAATTAATATCAAATAACTTCTTTTGGATATAATATAAAGCACTATTCCACACGCTTTGAGACTCTTTTTTTATATCCTCAATCTTATTTCTTTCACAAAATTCATTTAAATAAAATAATAAATCATTTTCATAAATTTCAATGTCTGACATGTAACGCATCCCCCAAAAAGCCAAAATAAAAAGCCCGCACCACCTGGAATAATTCCAAGTGACACAGGCTAACCGGCATCTGCTTATTAATTTAATTAAAATAATAATAATCAAATATACTTATTTTGTCAATATATAGAGCTATTTAATATATAACAATAACTGCATTGATTAATATATACCACATCACACACATATATATTTATATTATATAAAAATAAAAAAGCCGGTCATAAAAACCGACTTTAAATTTTAAAATGGGCACTCGTTGTTATTGTTTTCCAGCTCATCCAACTTGTCCAATACTAATTGGTTTACAAAGCCATTAATTGTAAGCCCTTGCGCCTGTATTCGGTCTTTTGTGCCCTTTGGCAGCATAACGCTTATTCTGTCATAGTTCTCTTTTGCTTTTTCATTCTGTCTCTTTACTCTACTTTTATAGTTTTCAATCATTTTCTTTTCATCCATTTTTTACACCTCATTATGTAAATTAATAATATCAATAATCACTAACAATAATACTATAAATAATATTGCTATACATAAATATATAACAATTAAATTACTATGTCAATATTAATTACATGTATTATTGCAATTATTGTTTTATTACTTATTATATATAATTTTGAAATTATGAATATAAATATTATTCTAATTAGTAGTATAAATATTTTTGCAATATTTTTGCAATTATGTATTGACATTACTAATATAATATGATAATGTATAGTCAAGTCGAAAGACAAGGGACAAAATAAAAAAGCTCATCGCGCAGCCGGTCAAAGTTACACGATGAGCACCAAACAAAATAATATGAAAGGCGCGTATATTATAACATACGTGTAAAAAGGTGTAAACCATGAGAAAATTAAATTGTAAAGAAGTAAATGAGGCATTAAAAAAGGAAATTATGGACAGTTACGAAAGCGCAAAGGAATATTTTACATTTGACGGCGCAGAGATGAAGACAGAATACAACGACATCTGCAAGGATATTTTAGAAGCTTTCAAGCGTGAAAAACTTGACAATGATTTGAGATATGAGGCCGGCAAAATGAGCCGTCAAGACTTGTTTATTGATTGGATGCAAGGTCTCCCGACAGCGTTCCCGGTTGCTGATGATATTTTTTTAGGCTTTGCAACTGAATGGTTAGGAAATATCCTAGATGAGACGGAGGCAGAAAAGCAGAAATATGACGATAGCAAGGCAGAACGTACCTCATGCCTGATATTATACAGAGAACTGAACAAGCACGCACAAAAAGCAAATTAGAGAGGGTGTAAAACATGATTAATATAGACATGTGACACAATGACAAAATAAAAGCGGTTGAAAAAATCAATATATTTTTTAACGATTTGACCGGGAAATATTGGGGGAATTGTTATATTAACAATAAAGCTATTGGAGATTATGCCGCAGATAGCTCGACAGACATCGAAAAGGCTTTTGAGCATTTAGCAATTAATTGGAATTAAGTAAAATAAGCCGGTGCGAGTTCACCGGCTTTATATTAAAGAGGTGTAAATATATGAGATATAAAATTGAAAAAATAGCAAAAAGAAATAATTTAAACTATAGCGTTGTAAACTTCGTTGGTGGCTTCAAGGGCTATGAATTTAGCGCAGACAGCTACAGCGAAAAGATTTTTTTGAAGTCCTTATTTAGAGCAAAGGACTTATATATTAGAGGCAATATATACAGTTATTATTTTACAGTCATGTATTTAGATGATTACTTGAAATTGAAAAAATTTAGCAAAATGCAAAGTAAACTTGTAAATATGTTCTGTCAAGCGTTGCACAACGGCAAAACAGCGACAGAGGCAAAAAATATACAATTAAATTTTTGCGCGTTATGTCCGGAATATTTCCCGGCATATGAAAATATTTACAATGAGGCAGCATGGAATTAAGGGGGCACAACTATGAGAGATTTTATCGAGCTTTTAAAGGCTTTCGGGCTTTTTGCGTCATGCCTTGTTATTGGTTATGGTGGTTTATTTTTATTTTTTTATTAAATAGCTAATATCAAGGGATTTTTAAGCCGGTGCAATTCCGGCTATTAGCTTTATATATAAGGCTTTTCAGGTCTTATATTATTAATTTAATTATTTTATTTATAGGTGCTTTATACAGCTTTACGGCTGTATATATTGCACTCCGTCCGCGCGTCCGGTAAATAATCGCGTCAAGAGGTTTTGTAAATGCCTTTATATTTGCATCAGGCTCAAGAGGTGCAACGCCTGAACAAATAATTGTGCGCCCTTATAGGTGATTTGCGTTACCACCTAATAAAAACAGATTAACGCACGACAGACCGCGAAAAGGTCAAAAAGTAACTTGTAAACCATGCACGAATAGAAAAGAGGGTTAATGAATGGATAGCGAACTAACTACGCTTGACGCTGTAGAAATGGAAATAAGAGCACGCTACAATGGTAAATATCAAAGCGCGCCGGAATATCAAGCAAGCGAGCGCGCCACACGTAAAGCAATAACAGACATTTTTAGAGCCGCCGCAGAGTCGGGCGCGTGTGACGATGTTACCGCGCTTATTAGTGGCAAGGAATACCGCCGGACGGCTTTTGATAACTACCTAAACCACAAAAACTATATAAGCCCAATAATTAAGGCTTGTTATAGATAGGGGGTGTATTATGTCTAATTATGAGTATTTAGGGAAAAAAGAAATATATAAGCGCGTTCAGGCGCTAGGCTATGAAATGCCAAAAATAAGCGACTTTAGTTATATCAAGTATGATTGCATAGAGTGGATGGAATCGCACGAGTTAAAAATAACAGTTCAAAGGTGCGGTGAATGGCTGCAAGTTGTCGAAAAACGTGTGCACGTTCACCCGGTCACGCTTTTTTGTGACTATCAAGGTGGGAAATATATCACGCGTTACCACTAGGGATATTCTATATCCCTTTTTGTCGTGCCAAAAAATCAAGCGTGCAGCCGTTGGGGCTGTCGCGAGTTGCCCGGGTATAAGTCCGGGGCATATGTACATTGACAAATTAACAAAACCGGTTTATGATTTTATGATATACACGTTTAAGCCGTGTATTTGACGTTTTAAGGGCTTTTAAACGTGCTAACGTGGATTTTATCAAGTGCACTATAATAAGTCACAAAACGAGCCGTTTACAATGTCTAAAAATATAATTATAGCATTGCAAGCCGTCAAGCCGTGGCAAGTTGTGCCGGGTGCAATATCTAACAAGTCGGGCGCACCAACTCATGGAAAATGTTTGAATTTTCAGAAAACTTTACTCAATTAAAGCACAGTGTGAGTTCTTTGCAAGTTCTCGACAAGTTTTTGTAAAATTTTGCGAACGGATTTTTGAAATTGAAAAAGTCAAAGGTACGGGGGCCCTTTTTTCATCCTAAAATTTTTGGGATTTTGAATTTTGAATCGCCAAAAAATAAATGCTCTTAGCACTGTAGTCACTCTCTCCTAGCTTCTCAATCAATTTCTGCCGTGTCATTTCCGGATTAGTCCGATGTATGTATTCTAATAGTCTGTCTATTTTATCCATATTTTTGCTCCAATAAATTAAATATTTTGTCAGCCGTGTATACAATATTCCGTCCGTACAAGCTCATAAAGTCTGCGATTATTTCCTCTGTTTCTATGTCAATGTCACAGCCGTATGAGAATGAGTACACATGCACTAGCTCGTGACATAGTATCTTGTCAGCCATGTAATCAGGCACATTATCAGCTATCGTTACTATCTTAGTTGTATTATCAGTCACTCCTAGGCTTATTGTGCCGTCAGACCGCTTTAATTCGCTTGATGTGGGCTTTTTAAATTGTATGTGCCACAATATATCATTAACTCTTATATCCATGCTTATACCCTCTAAAAATGGCTATGAGCATTACTACCCATAGCCTTAATAATTACAGTTTTGACGCAAGATTGCTCATTTTGGTGCGTAAAAGGTTGCGTTCATCGGGTGTCATGTCATTCAGAAGCTCTGATATATCTCCGCTCAATTCACGGATGTACATGTCAAGAGCTTTCATTTTATGCTCTTTGTCCTCTGTAGAAGCTCCTTTGTGCATTTCCTTTGTCTCGGTATAATGTCTCTTTGCTCTGTCATAATTGCTTTCACTCACATGTGGTGCAATCGGTTCAGAGTAGTACATTTTACCTTGGCTCTTATCCATGTCACGCATATACTCCATGTCGTTGTAGTTTACCGGCATGTGATAATATGGCGGTTCTTCATATCCTCTGCGTGTTCCACGACCTTTAGGGGCAAATCTGCCATTTGCATAGCGATATTGGTCATAATATCTTCTGCCACTTTCTTCGCCATATTCTGCCTTAAGACTTCTTAGGAGTTCTTTGTCGTACTCTTCTTCCTCTTCATCAGCCTTTTTCATAGCCTTGGAAATTATTGAATGATACTCAGCTTCTGCAAGGTCTTTTATCATATCTACGACCTGCCCCATCTCGGAAGTGTCAACATTCTCAACGCCCTTTTCAAGCTCGTTGACAGCTTTCTCTGTAAGACACTCCTGCATTTTGTGTATTCTTTCAACGTGCATACTCTCGCCCCCTAACCAATTCGATTTACTGTGATGTTAGCATTTGCAACACTGATAGCCTGTGCAGATGTATTCTTGACAGAAATTGCCTGACAGCATCCGCAAGGAAGCCATACATCTGTTGCCATAGACACATTGTTAAATGCTTCAACTGCTGTTGGTGTAGAGATTGCCAGTGTAGATAAGTCCGGCTCGCCCTCGACAGCAATAGCTAATGAAATTGCTCCTGCGGTTCCGCCTGTAGGAACTGCAATATTTCCGTTAAATTCTACTCTGTACTTTGCTTTGCAAGTGTTGGTAGCGCCTTTAAGGTTAATTAATCCGCTTCCTGTTCTGTGTGAAATATATCCTTTATTGCATACAGATGTTGGCGCATCTGTAAATAATACATTCCCATTTACTGCAACTGTCTGTGTTGCAATGCTTGAAAATTCAGCCATTTTTATTACCTCTCTTTCATAAAATAAAAAACCACCAACCGATATTAGTTGATGGTTTCTAAATTTGATTATGCACAATAACTCATAGCATATTTCTTGACGATATTTTCAAAAATAGCTTTAAGTTGTGGTTTTTCAAAGATAATAGCAATTTTTGTTGTCTCATTCTTAATTGCTGTTTTGGTATTGCCCGCTTTCTCCATGCGCTTTTTCTTATTGTCCTGCAATCTCTTTAAGCTACAATGTGCAGTGGTTTCCAATTCTCCGTAGAGTTGATTGTAAAGTATCTGATAGTCAATTTTGCTCTTGATTGAAATTTCACGCACCCTTGCATTGATTTCAGCTTTCCAATCTCCGATAGGCTGTGTAAATATCTCTTTCATATTGTCAACAGTCTGCTCAACTTTATTTATCTGCTCCGCCTGTCGTTTCTGTTCAAGTTGTTGCTGTGCTACTGACTGAAAGATTGTGTTGAACATTTTAAGCTCGGGTGACAATTGGGATATATCAATAGCTTTTTGCTTTACTCTTTCCTCTACAGTTGTAAAATATTCCCTTGCCTGTTCCGCTTTCTCTGAATTACCTTTAACAGATAACTTCTTGGCAAAATGAGCAGTGAGCTTGTAATCTACCGCTTTGTTACCCTCGACATCAATGTCGAACCCCCAATAATCCTCATTTTCTGTAGCAAACTCATTATCTGTAATATTAGTTTTTGCCCACCTTGAAAACTGCCCTTGTGCCAGCCCTAAAAAGTCATACAACTTTCTAGCTGTTGTCATACCCTCGCTATCAATGTTAAGTGCAACTTCAATAGGTGTTCTCATATCTATTACATTGTTAATCGCATTCATTATGCCACACCGCCTCTCTCTGCCATTAAGTGTTTCAGCAACAGTTTCTCCATATCGCCTGTCATTGTCTTTACTCCCTCCGTTGCGGTCGGATTTTCGTCTAATAACTTACCATATACAAAACAGTTCAGATAGTTTAGTGTGCTATAATCTCCTGTTTCCAATAGATTGTCTACCATATTGCAGATGTTGTCGTGTACTCCATTCAGAAAATACCAATGCTTATCTATAGACTTCTGATACACCTTTTCGGCATACTTCCTTATTTCCTCTAGCTCAATGCTCGTTGGCATACGGTCTAATATCTTGATAATGTCATCCTTGACTTTTAATGTGTCATACTCACATCTAAGGCCATCTAGCTCCCTTTTAAGCTCTGCCTTTGTCATTTCATCAATACTCTTGCGTTCTAATTCCATAATATCTTATCTTTTCAAAAAATACTTGATTTTCCGAAAGAAACTGATAGAATAGATTTATCAATTCCTTTCGGAGTTGGGTTAGAGCGTTTATCACTTGTCGAGGGTGGGTAACGCTCTATTTTTTTAATGACCTTTGGTATTCACTTTCTATACCATTTCTAACAACATCAGATTTTGTTATGTTCAAGTTCTTTGAAGCAATTTCCAACTTCTTAACCATATCATCATCAATACGAACCCGAAGCATAGTATCTTTGCTATTGTCAGATTTTGGTCTGCCTTTTGTTGGCGACATCTTCTCACCTCGTTTCTTTTTGTCGCTACAATAAATATAATACTGTCGCTACAAAAAGTCAACCCCAAAATTCAAGTTTTTTAGAAAAATCAAATCTACAAATCATCAACTAATATTCGGTTTTCAATGTGCAAAAGGGCAAACATTATAGTCTGCCCTTTATCTTCCCGACATTTGTGTCGGTAACATCAAGTAATACTGCTTAGCAGACATAATCTCGACTAACTCTCGACTAAACTTGGACTAATCCTCGACTAAAAATGGTTTTTAATCAGTTTAGATTGAGTTAACTCAATTAAGATACTCAATTATTCATTTTTGCGTAGCTGCTACTTTTAGCAGCTACTTTTAGCAGCCACAACCGGTATTGCAACCGCATCCATATGCATAACCGTAAAGGTTAGAAGCCGGGAAAGATGGAACCGGTGTAGGTCTTACTGCATCAATAATCTGATTTGTTTGTGCTGCCATTGTAGTAGTCAGAAGTGCGTTCTGTCTATCCTGTGAAGCTGCTCTTCTCAAATCGTTATTCTCTGCCTGTAAGGTTGCAATCTTGTCATTTGTCAGGAAGTCAAGAATTGCTCTTGTTCCTGCCTGCTGGCTGTCAATAATATCTCTTGTATTATTGTTCATTGTGTTCTGTAAAGCACAAGTGTTAGTTGCCATGTTGTAGTTTACACCTTGGATGGCTTCTCTTGTCTCGCAGCCAATTTTGTTATCATGTAAGCTCTTTATCTTACATTTCTATCGGTTTCCTCGATAGTTCAGACTATATCTTCACCTATACTAACCATATAGGGTCGGGCACTCGTGTTGAGTCTATTGGTATTCGTCCTCACTCATTAGTCGTTGAAGCTTCAACACTACTGTTGTCGAAATTCGTGTTGCTTGCCTGCTGATTATCATATTCACATACATATTTCATGTTTTTCCTTTTTCCGGCTATATACGGAGCTAAATATCCTTTTTTCAATCCAAGCATTTCTTCTGCTTCTTTTTTTGAATTATATCTTACTCCATTTACAATGATAGGTTTTGAATGCAATTCGCTATTTTTACTTGGCACAAAATAATGATTAGTTTTGTCATCTGCATATCTGCATACGCATCCTTTGGGGGAAAATCCTTTTTTCGCCCAGTTTGTTATTGTAGAAGTTGAGACTTTTATTTTTTTTGCTAAATCAACGGCAGATTCGTATATTTCATCATTGTAAATAATTTCCTTACAACTTCCTTTATTATACCTTCCACCTTTGAACTCAACTTGTTTTGAATCTTCGTATCTACATATATCAAAATTACTACTAATCCCTTTTTCACACCATTTTTTTATAGTGTCATATGAAACGCCAAAATGTTCTTGAGCTGATTTTATAGAATTAAATTTATCCTCACCAATAATCACGCCTCTGCTTTTCTTTAGAGATACTCTTTCAGAAGTTTTTTTATCTTTCATTGGATTGTTTAAAATCATTCTTTTTCTCTGCTCTTTTGATTTCATTACATTATTTTTTGAATACTGTTCTCGTTTTTCATCTGTCCACCAATTCGTAACGCCACCGGCGCCACCTTTGTTTATATTGCACACGCATTGTCCGATGCACTTTAACTGAAAAACTCTTTCAAACTCATATTCAAAAGCTTCTTTTTCTGAATCAAATCGTTTCACTATCCTACTTTCACAATCATATCTTTTTATCATTTCATTAAATAATCGATTGTGTTTTCTTACCTTATAGCGATTTTTACATCCTTTTCCTACATATATTATTTCTCCTGTTTCTTTAATATACCATTCATATACATAAAACATGTTGTTCACCTCCGCAATTTATATACTAATTATACATCAGTTTTATGCGAAAGTAAATGTGAACTTAGACTTTCCAGCAATTCACCCGATTGCCAACGCATATCACTATGCGTAAGTACCTACTGCGTTTACGTTAAAAGTAAACAAATTCAAAATGGCTTTTTTGAATTTATTTAAGCACTGAGCTAACTGTGACTGTAAAGCATTGGTATTCTGCATATTAGCAACTGTATCAGCGTTTACTGCCTGCTGTATGCCATAGCCTGTCTGCATGATATTTGTGTTAATACCATTAAAGCCTGTGAGCATACTGTTGTTCATGGCATAAAAGCCGTCACAAAGTCCGTTGGAAATGCCATCTAACTTGCTGATAACTGCCTGATTGTCAAAACCTCTTTGAATTTCGCTGCCGGCACCACCATTAGTGCCACCGAAACCACCAAAGCCATTACCCCAGCCCCCGAATATCGCAAATACTACGATAAGGAACCAAAGCCATGAGCCGTCATTCCAGTTATTTCCGTTGTTTCCGTCCAAATTCGCCACGATGGGTACGCTTGGACAATTTCCTGTGTTGAACATCTGTTTTACCTCCAAAATTTATTTCATAAAGAGCCGTGCGCACGTTCTCTCATATGCTATATCCCAAAATTACCTTTTATCTGCTTCATTACATCATCAGGATTAATGCCTTTTTCCTTGCATAGGTTCCTTGCCATTTGCTCGATTCCCTTGCTGTTTCCGCTTTGAGCCATGCTCATTGCATTCTGAATCATTGGATTTCCCATTACGCGATTATTGCTCATCATCTGTTGTACCATTCCCATTACATTCATGCTTTTTCACTCTCCTTACTTTGTGTTCGTGGAGTTTTTCTTTGTGCTCCTAAAGATAATTGCTCAATCTTCTCAGATAGTTCGTTGAGCTTTGCCATAATGTCCTCTGTGGCTTTCTCTGATAGGTCAAATTCAAGCTTTTCCGTGTCACCCGATAAAATGTCTGTCTTATCGTTTAAAACCGGCTTAAAGGTCAATGTGCGTATTGTTCCGTCAGCATTCCAGCTTTTAGCGTATATCTCCGTTAAATCCTGTTTTGGGAAAAATGCTACACTGCCATCCATTGGCACCTCGTTGGGATTAATAGTCTCAACTGCTTGTACTACTCTGCCACTTATGCTTTGTGTCGGTTCGGGCTGTTGGTATCTCTGATAGTTCGCCATTGGGTTGTACTGATATGCTCCATAATTAGGTGTATAATTCATCATTGGTTGCTGATACGGCATGTTCATCTTTGCTTTCCTCCAAAACTTCCTCTATCGCTTTAATGACAAGAGACAATGTCATTAGGTCGATTTTTTGTAACTCGCTTTTAGCAAATATTTGTTCTCTTACTTCATCATCAAACATAACATCATCTCCTTATGCCTAAATTGTGGCATAAAAAAAGAGAAGAGCATTTCCATGTTCTTCTCTAATTATTGTCATGCCATTTTCTAAGTGTGGCTCTCTATGCGGTCTAATTCGGCTGTTACGGCTTGTGAGACAAACGAGCTTACGGATTTACCTGTGAGCGCTTTAATTCGTTCCTTAGTGCCTTTAGGTAGCAATATAGAGGTTCTATCAAATTTAGCGTCATACTTCTTAATTGCCTTTTCCGTATATGTTGGTATCTTCGACATAAATATCTCCTTTCTATTTCCATTTTCACATTCAAGATATGTATCAGCTTGTATATGAGCTTCCGCAATTTCAATTTCTAATTGCTCATATATACTATATACATTTGTAACTGTTTGAGGTGAAAAAATTGTTTCATTTCATTCGCTAAGGCTTGAATTTTATTCATGAACATTTCTCTTCTTTCGAATTTTCATAATTTTGAGTAGATGTATTCCGAACAGTAATTGCTTGGTCAGGTTGAATTAAACTCTCAAGATTTTTTCTTAGAAATCTCCATTCTCTTCCAAATTTTGTTCCCTTTAATCGTCCGCTTTTAATCATGTTATAAACCGTTTGAGTAGAAACTCTTAATAAATCTGCTGTTTCTTCCACATTCAAGTAATCTGGTCTTTCATCTTCCGGTCTTTCT